CAGGACCGCGTCCGCTGACGGCCGCGGCACGGCCGGCGATCGCATCCATTGCTCGAGCACGCGCACCGCGCGCTCGATCCGCTCATGGGTTGTGTCACGGCTGGACAGTGGACGCGCGGCCGCGGCCGCGAGGATCCGCGCCAGCTCGCGGATGTCTTCCGCTCGGAGCGCCGCGAGGCGCTCATTCTCGGACCGTCCGCAGTCTCGCGAGATGCGGGACAGAACTTCCGCGCTACTCAGCACCAACGTCTCGCTTCTCATCGTTGCCTCGCGGTCTTGATGTCGGCGAGCGTCTGATTGAGCATCTGGATGACCCGCCGGTCTGCGCGCCTGGCTTGCACGCCTCGGACGACGTAGCCAATGAGAAACGCCCCGACGATCGCCGTCAGTTGCATGAAGTCCCATCCCGTCATGGCGTCACCTCACCTGATGTGTCGACCGCCGGCAGATCGACATCGAGCAGGCTCTCGAGCACCGCGGCGCAGAACTCGTGCGCGTTGGCGCGAGACGACGCGTCTGGATCGGAATGCGTGCGCACCGCGCTCGCGGCTGTCTGCTGTCGGCTCGCCTCGTCGGCGATCTCTTGGCGCAACGCCGCCAACTCTGTCGTCAGACCTGGGCCATCGAGCAGGCGCTCGACGTCGGCCCACCTGACCCAGCACCCGTGCGCCTGGTCTGTGACGAACGCCACTGCTGCACCGACTGCGGGACGATACCGTCGCAGGTGATCCGCGAGGCTCATGACCGATCCCCGCCACGCGTCCAGACCACGGGCGTCCGGTCATTCGGAATGCGCTGGCGGCCCCTGGCCAACGGATGCAAGGGCTGACCGGTTGCGTTCACACCGAGGCAGTAGAACTGCTCATCCGCGTCAGGAATGTCGGACGGTTGTCCGAACGCCTCGAGGCATTGCTCCAGCCACGCCTCGTCACGCGAGACCGCCGAGGCGCCGAACGCCACGAATCGCATGGTCGCAGTCCGCGCAGCGTTTTCGATGTCCTGTAGATTCGCCAGGAGCGAATCGCGCACGTCCCACGCAGGCCCGTGACTCTGCCAATCAGCCCAGCGCCACATCTCCTGCGGCCGACTGGCAATGAACGGATAGAGGTTGACCCCTATCCAGCCGTCACATCCGGCGGCGCGAGAGAAATGCGTGACCCGATGCGCGGTCGGATCATTGCGATCATCCGACGCCGTGCTGGGGTTGAGCATCAACCACGCGGCCCAGCGGATCGGCCGGTCGACCCACCATCGTCGGATCTGGTTGCGGAGCGTGCCGTCGCGCGAAAACCTGGCATCGCCGCGAATGAGCATGTGTGGTTGGCTCATCGCGGGAACTCCCGTCGGCACAGATCTTCTGGCCATTCCGACATGTCGCCGCCCTTGCGATCGCGCAGACGCATCACGTTGCCGACGTTTGGCTGCTCACTGCCGTCGTCTGAGTGCGGCGCTGCTCCGAGTTGCTTGACGAACACTGGCACGCCTGCAGACTGGCACTGTCGCACGATGTCCCGAACCCACCGCCCTTGACAGGGTCGAGCGCGAGGCCCGCTCTCGCCGCCGATGATCACCCAATTGAGCTTCGCGGTCTTCCGTGTCCAATATTTCCAATCGTCGGGCTCGGTGTCTTTCTCTGTGAGAGGCTGCGCGACACCACGGAGACCGTAGAACTCAGCCCCTGGTGCGGGAATCGACACCGCCTCAAGGTTGAGTGGGCCGAGTAGTGGCTCGGCACTGATGAAACGCACGGCGGCCGGCGTCTCCAGGAGCAGCGGAATACGCTCGTCGGCTCGTGGCTGGTCTTCCACGCTGACACCAAGCCAGACGTTCGGAAGCGGCCAGGGCCCTAAGAAGCAATCCCGAGCATCGAACTCAGCGGCGTCGGGATCGGCCCAATTCAAGCGTTCTTCCTCTTCAGAAACGAACTGCTGAAAGTCTGGACTCGACATCAACTGCCGTTGTCGTTCCGGTCGCTTCGTCAGCACCTGAAACGTGTGCTTCTTCGCGCGGGCCATCACGGCGAACACCCGCGCGATGAACTCGTCAGGCACGTCGTCGTGAAACAGGTCGGACATCGAGTTGACGAAGACCTTCGACGGCTTGCGCCAGGCGAGCGGCTCGGCGAGTCGTTCAGGGTGACACCATACGTCGGTGAATCGACGCGGACGCGCGAGCCCGTTCGCGAGATAGTCTTCGTGGTGCGAGGTCGACACCGTGTCGATCGTGCCGCTGCCATCGGCGAGCATCGGCCGGTACTGCGACCCCCAGAAACGCGTCGCGACACCCTCTGCGTAGCAGTGCTTGCAGCCAGGTGACACCTTTGTGCAACCCGTCACCGGGTTCCAGACGCGATCGGTCCATTCAATTGCTGTCGTTCCACTCATACGCTTACCCGTTCAGCACCATCGGCCGGATTGATCGGCCCTCGCGAGAGCGAGACATATCGCGAGCGCGCGCGTCACTCACGTCCGCGAGCTCTTGCCGGGAGAGTCCCACCCACCACGACGGCCCCTGATTCGTCGAGATGCGCTGCGCGGCCGCCGGCGAGGGCTGGCGCAAGGCCGGACGCACGGCGCGGCGTCGTGATGCCGTTGGCAGGTCGATGGCCTCGTCCTCAACGTCGGTGTCGAAGGCTAGTTCCTCGTCATCCTCCCACGCCGATCTCTTCTCGATGGGAGCATCCTCGTCCACGTCGACGTATTCGGTGGCTGCCGGTTGAACGATCACCGGCGCCGTTTCGGCAGCGGGTGTCTTCGGCGCTGTGCGTGGCGCTGGGGGCAGCTCACGAACCAAGGACACCTCTTCGCCGCGCCGTTCCCAGCGCACGCGCCCTTCTGCCCGAGGGCGTCCCGCATCAGGTTGAACTCGGTGTCGCAGTGCGTGCACACCTTCTGCCCGACCGAGCAGCCCACCAGGCGGGCGAACGCGAACACCGTCCCCGTGTAATGCCCCTCGCCCTGCGGCGCCTGGAACCGCTCGGCGAACGGGTACCTCTTCGCACTCACCATGACACCCCCCAGTCGGCCCAGGCCTTCGTGGTCTCGTAGACCCTGACCCTGGTCACCGTCAAGTCGTGGCGGCCGCCTGCCGCAAGGATCCGGCTGAGCCTGATGCCGACCGCGTCCGCCATGTGTTCGGCCGTCGGAGGCCCCTCCGTGTAGATGATCTTGACGCCAGCCCCGTGCAGGCTGGCGCAGAGCGGGTCCGTGCGCTCCAGCATGAGCGCATGGTCCCAGTCGCCGACCACCTCGCCGATGGCCGCGTCCAGGAGGCCGAAGTCGACGAATCCCATCACGGTGACCTCGATGGCGTACCGGTGGCCGTGGATGTTCCTGCACTTGCCGTCGTGGTGCTGGAGCCGGTGCCCCATGTCGAACTCCACCCGGCGGGTGACGGTGGTGGCGGCCGTCACTTCGGTGGCCTCCGCCGGGCGTACATCTTCGGCGGCCCGGTCCGCTTCTTCTTGGCGGTGACCTCCTTCTTCGGCTTCGCCGGCTTCGGCGCCTTCTTCACCGAGGTGCGCACGGTCACCGCCAGGCCCTGCTTCTCGAGATCGGCCTTGACCTCGGCCTGCTTCTTCTCGGTGCCGCAGTCCACCACCAGGACGAACTTGAGCGCCGTCTCGGCCGCCGCGCCGATCCCGTCGACCTCCGCCTTGAGCTTGGAGGGCGACCAGTCGTTGTCCAGCGCCAGCTGGAGGTACTTCTCCTGGTCCTTGGCCTTCAGCCCGGCCACCGCCTTGGAGTGCCCGAAGGACTTCGCCTTCGCCCGCTGGGCCGGAGCGACCTTCTTGCACACCTGCTGCGCCTGGCTCAGCACGGACACGTCGCCGAAGTGTTCCGCGTCCAGGAACTGTGACGCCTCCTCGCCGAAGACGTCCTCCAGCAGGTTCGCCGCGTCGCCGGCCCAGTACATCCCGGCCCGCAGCGCCTTGCCGATGCAGGACGCCAGCTCCTCCCCCTGCTCGCGCGTCGGCTTCGTGCCAGGCTCGAGCGTGATCCCCTGCTCGGTGACGTGGAAGATCGGGGCCACCTTCATGATGGCCAGGTTCGCCTCCATCGCCGCCTCGATGGCCGCGACGTCCGCGTCGTCGGCCTGCTGCCTCTTGTCCGCCATCTCATGCTCCTTGCCGTCACCCCATGGTCGCTCGGCGGCCTCCCGGGTGTCGTGGAAGTCCGCTGGCCCGGATGCGTCCGGGTACGTCTGGCCGTCCCTGTCAGCCACGAACGTGTCGCGGCACCTGATGAACACCCGCCTGCCCACGATGCCGGTCACCAGGGCGTGACACTCGGGGCACAGCAGCATGCCGTTCCTGACGTCGTGCCGCACCGCCGCGCCGCGGCCCGAGACGTGGTGACATTCGCCCTGGCTGGACAGGTGCGTGAACGAGTCGCGCGTGAGCCATCGCCCGCACCGCCGGCAGTGGCCCTCGCGCCCGCTGCCGTCGCGCTCCCACACCTCGCTCCGCCAGCAGGCCAGCAGGGTCGCGTCCAGCGAGTCGCCGGCGCGCCGCTCGCGGTCCCTGGTGACCATCTCCCACTTCTGAAGGGCCTTGCGCTCGGTCATATCGCCTCTGCCGCCTCACGGTCCCGCTTGAACCTGGCCGCCCGCTGCTCCGGCGTCTCGGCCAGGGCGTCCAGCCACTCCTGGAAGTAGGTTCGCATGTGCTCGCTCACCACCCCGCCGGCCAGCTGCGCCAGCTCCTGCCGCGTGATCTAGACGTCGGTCACCAGGCAGGGCACCCCTGGGCCGATCGGCGCCATGGACTGCCCACTCTCAGGCCGGCTCAGGCCGCTGGCCCGCGTCGGGGCCGGCGCCCACTGGGGAGCTCCGTCACCCGCACCTTTAGCACCCTCTCGTCCGGTTCGCGCAGCTGCTCGGCGTCCCTGCGCCTCCTTCCGGCCAGGCAGACGTGGCCGCTCCGCCTGACGCTTGCCACGGCCCACAGCACCCGATCGACCCGCCTTGCCATTGCTCATTCCCCCGTCCAGTTGCGTTCCATGGTCTCCTGGGCCGGCTCGGCCACAGGCTCGTCCGAGAAGCAGACATGGGGGCCGTCGTAGTAGACGTCCACCTCGCCCTTCGGGCCGTTCCGCTGCTTGGCCACGATCAGCTTCCCGCGGTCGCTGTCCTCGTCAGGCCGGTAGATGAACACCACCACGTCGGCGTCCTGCTCGAGGTCGCCGGACTCGCGCAGGTCGGAGAGCTGCGGGGGCCGCGGCTTGCCCTTGGCGCCGCCGCCCTCCATGCCGCGGCTCAGCTGCGCCAGGACCACCACCGGGACCTGGAGCTTCTTGGCCACCCGCTTCAGCCCCCGCGAGAACGACCCCACCTCCATCGTCCGGTTGTCGAACCTGCGCGACCCGGTGGCCGTCATCATCTGGACGTAGTCCACCACGATCAGCGACAGCCCGTGCTCGGCCTTGACCTTGCGCGCCCTGGCCATCACCTCGCGCACCCCCACCTCGGACGAGTCGTCGATGAACAGCTTCCAGCCGCCGACCGTCCCAAGGGCCTGCGACAGGCGGCCCCAGTCCGCCGGCGACAGCTTGCCGCCGGACCGCAGCCGGTGGCTGTCGACCTTGGACTCGGTGGCCAGCATGCGCATCACGATCTCGAGACGCTCCATCTCGATGGAGAACATGAGGCCGACCCCGCCGGCCGTGGCCACGTTCGCCAGGATGTTCAGCGCCAGGGCCGTCTTCCCCTGCGAGGTCCTGGCGCCGATGATGATCAGCTGCGACGGGTGCAAGCCGGCCAGCAGGTCGTCCAGGCGCCGGAACCCGGTCGGGACGCCCGTGACGATGCCGCTGTCCGGCTCGTGCGCCCGCTCTATGGCCTCCATGGCGCTGAAGACCACGTCCCGCATCGGCACCGGGCCGCCGTCCAGGGCCTCGCCCGCCAGGGCCGCCAGGGCCTCGCCCGCCTCGCTGGCGACGTCCGCCACATCCTCCTGGTCGAACGCCCTGGCGCTGAGCTTCTGCGCGATCCTGATCTGCTGCCTGGACAGCGAGGCGGCCTTCACCAGGCCGGCGTAGTGCTCGACGTTGGTCGACCGCGGCACCCCGTCAACGAGGGCCGACAGGTAGGCTGGCCCGCCGACCTCCTCAAGGTCCGCGCCCAGGCGGGCCTTCACGGTCACCAGGTCGGCCTCGCTGCCCTTCTCGTGCAGGGACAGCACCGCCGCGTAGATGAGCTCGTGCGCCCGCCGGTAGAAGTCTGGCCCGGCCAGGATGCCGGCGGCCACCTCTATGGCGTCCCTGTTGATCATGCAGGCGCCCAGCACCGCCCGCTCGGCCTCGAGGTTGTGCGGCATGACGCGCTCGCCCTCTGTGGCGGCCTGCTGCGCCTTGCCCTGCGCCTTGCTCACCGAAGCCTCCGCAGGTACTCATCCGTCCGCCTGGCGTCAGGGACGCCCCTGGTCGGCCTGGGGCCGCTCGAGACCACCATGGCCGCCAGGCGGTTCCACTGCCGGTGGAAGACGTGCAGGGCGTACGCGTTGTCGCGGACGTACGGGTCGTCCCAGGCCAGGAAGGCCTCCAGCCGGGCCTTCACCTTCTCGAAGCCGAACTGGACCACCAGGTCGCGGAGCACCTTGCCGTCGCTCTTGTGCACCAGCGGAGGCTCGCCGAACTGCCTGGTGTAGCCGTCGCGGTAGATCCTGATCAGCTCGTGCACCGGCCCGTCGACAGGTGCCTTCTTGCGCTCTGGCCGGGCCTTGCGCCCGACCCCGAACAGGTCGCCATCCATGTCCACCCCCCACCCCAACGAAACCTCAGAAGAACCTGACCCGCAGGAGCTCGCGGCATTCGGGGCACGGCAGCTCCTGGTCGTCGCCGGATACCTCGACGTGCGCATCCTGCCCGCAATGTGGGCAGGTGAAGGACACGCCCATCGGCGCCACCCCAATCTCGGACCTGAGTTGCTGTGCGCACATCCTGAGGGTGTCGGCCTGCCTGGCGTAGGAGACGCCCTGCACCAGCGACGGCGCCGTCTTCTCCCGCTCCGCCAGGGCGTCGGCGTCAGCCTCCCACTTCGCGGCCAGTTGTTCCAGCGTCATCGCCACACCCCGTCGCTGCTGATGGAAGCGCGCCCCCGCGCGTCTGGCGTCCAGGTGTCAATTTTGCCGTCGCGGTGTTCTAGAGCCCACCGCCGGCAGTAGGACTGAACCCCGGCATGCCAGGACCTGGCATTGATCGACGTGACCTCGGCGGCCTCGGACCCGTCCATGTGCGCCTCGCGGTGGCGCTTCGCGTGCGCCATGTACTCGTTCAGTTCGCCGGTCGCCCTGACCATCGGCAGGTAGAGCCAGGACGGCGTCAGGGCGATGGCTAGCTTGTCGGCTATGCACAGCCTGGATGGTTGAAGGCGCAGCGCCTTCGCCAGGAACCGCGAATGCAGCAGCGTGAAGTGCCCCCAGTTCCCCAGCCACAGCAGGCGGCCGCCGACCGCCACTGGCACCACCCTGCGGCCGTCGAACAGCCGGGCCATGATGACGGCGCCGAGGGCCGGGTGCGCCTCGCCCTCTGGGCCGTCCATGTTCGGCTTCCCCCAGTACCCCAGGTCGTGGACGGCGAAGGCGGCCCAGAGCCGCGGGTCCCATGGGAACCCGTACAGCCGCCACCAGGCCCAGGCCACGAACCACGGGTGCAGCAGGAAGCAGTGCGCCCCGTACAGGACGCTCCTGGTGCCGACCGTGAAGGCGCCCAGCAGCCACTGGGCGGCCATGGTCCCCAGGAAGGCGGCCGAGCAGAGCAGCAGCAGGGCCATGCCCGCCGGCATGGTGGCGTCCAGCAGCTGCCCGCTCACTTCGCACCCCCCCTGATGTGGGACGTGGCCCACCCGATGCCGGCGCCGGCCAGGGCGTCCGTCAGCCAGTGCCTCCCGCCGGCCACCCTGAGCCCGCCCGTCGTGATGGCCAGCGGGACCGTCACCTGGACCCGCCTCCCGCCGGTCGCCGAGAAGGCGTATGCCGTGTGGCCCGACGGGAACGAGGTGTCGGGTCGGTCGCCGCCGCAGTCGTACGGGGCGCAGGGCCTGGTCCGGTGGACGGCGAACTTCAGCGCCAGCACCGCCCCGGTCGTGGCGCTGATGCGCGCCGCCGCCCACCCGGCCGTCCCTGCGCAGTCGCCGCGGCCCCTGCACCCTGCCAGGTCGCCAGCCAGGTCAACGCCCATGCCGGCGGCCAGCGTGGCCCAGGAGACGATGGCCGCGGCCTTCCGGCCGGCCTCTGACGGCAGGGCCGGCGTGAGGCGGTCCACCCCCAGCCCCTGCCCGCTGGCGGCCATGGGACCCAGCAGCAGCGCCAGGACGACGGCGCCCAGGCGGCCCGCCAGGCGGCGAAGGATCGGGAGCAACTGGCAGGCCCCGTCGCTGGCCACCAGGCCGTCCAGAACCGCGGTGGCCACCTTGTTGCCCACCGCGTCATAGTTGTAGAGCGACTGGGCCAGGGCGATCGGGCACGGCTCGGCCCCGATTGGGCACGAGTCGCACTGCCTTTGAAGCACCTCGCCGGCGGAGCCGTTGGGGAAATATGCCATCTGCCTGTCCTCCTTCAGAACGGGATGTCGTCGTCGGTCCACTGCTCGACCGTGTGGGCCAGGGCCGCGGCCGCCCGCTCGGTGGCCCTGCCCGCCCGCACCGCCTCGCGCTCCTGGTCGACCAGCTCGCTGATGCGCATGGCCTCGAGGTAGTGGACGCCCAGGGCCTCCTGGATGTCCAGGCACTCGGCCAGGGGCCTTCGGCCCCTTGCGGGATGGCCGCACCGCGTTCAGGCGGTCGTCCGCCACCTTCTGCCGCAGGTGCTGCGGGATGCGCCCGCCGCTCATGGCGTCACCCTAAACAGCTCTGACCCCTCGCCCAGGGCGTCGTGGATGGTGGTCTGCGTCTCGAGAGGCCCAGGCTTCACCAGGCCCCGCCACTGAAGCTCGTGCCGCCTGGACACCGGCGCCTCGGTCTGCACCCCGCAGTCCTTGCACATCCACACCCTGGTGGCCGGCTTGGGGTGCAGGCGGTTCAGCATCCGCCACATCCCGCGCCTGGGCCGCGGCCTGGCCGGCGTGGTCAGCAGCCGCCAGGCGTGGAAGGCGCAGCTCATGGGACCACCTCGCCGTCCACGATGTGGATGGCCGCCCGGCCGGACGGCTCGTCCTCCACCACCTCGACCCAGAGCTGGGCGTCGTCCGCCGCGGCCATCTCGCCGATGAGCGCCAGGCTGTCCGAGTCCAGCAGTGAGCCGTCGCGGATCAGCACCACCCGCAGCTTCGGGTTCGCCGCCAGGGCCAGGGCCACCCGCAGCCGCTGGGCGGACGAGGCCTGCTCGAACGGCAGGCCGTCCAGGGTGAGCCCCTGGTCGCCCAGGGACAGCCCTGGCACCGGGAAGGCGCAGGCCGCGATCCTGGCGCGCCGCTCGCCGTCCAGGGCGAGGATCTTGGCGGTCAGCGCGTCGGACTGCGCCTTGAGCCTGGCCGCCTCGGCGTCGGCGGCAGCCCGCGCCTCGTTGTCGCGCACCTTGGCGGCCAGGGCGTCCGCCTCGCTGATGCGGGCCCTGATCGCCGCCGTGTCGACCATCTCCGCGGCCAGTACCGTCGCCCGGTCACGCTGGTCCGCCAGGTCGGCCTCGGCGTCAGGGATGTCGCGGCCAAGGAGGCGCGCCTTCTCCTGCTGGAGCATGGCCACCTCGCTGTCGATGTCGCTGACCCGCTGCCGCATGGCGTCCAGCTGCTCGGCCTCATCCTCGATGTGGCCTTGCAGGATGCGCATCTCCTCGGCCATCACCTCGGCCGACGCCAGCTGGCGCAGCAGGGCCGACACGTCGGGCCCCGGCCCGTCCCACTGGTGCTTCGGCAGGCGCTCGGCGTGCGCCGCCGCGGCCTTCTGCTGCCGGTTGACCATCGTGCGCTCGTCGTACGCCTCCTGCCTGGCCCGGTCCAGTCGGAGACGTCCAGGCCCACCACCCGGCGCACGGCCTCGGCCTGGGCCTTCGGGTCCATGCGCTCGAACGCCACCGGGTCAAAGGCCAGGTCTCCGGTCAGCCGGTTGAGGATGGCCTGCGGGGACTTGTACTCGGCGCCGTCCTTGCTCTCGACGGCCAGGGCCGTGCCGCCGGCCGCGGTGACGGTCCGTGTCACGGTCAGGTCGCCCAGGTCGAGCACCACCTTCCCGCGCCGCTCGCCCCGCCGCACCGGCTCGGCCGGGATGGCCTTCTCGCCGCCGAGGGCCATCTGGATCGCGTCCAGAACCGACGACTTGCCGGCCCCGTTCCTGCCGCCGATGGACACCACCGCCCCCGCGGGCGTGATGTCCACGGCCTTCAGCCGCTTGACGTTGGAGGCCTGGAGCCTGACGATCCTCACTGGGCCGCCCCGTCGCCGGCCAGCGGCAGCGAGCCCGCCTGCGCCTGCATCTCCACCACGTCGAACCCGGTGAGCTTGTAGACGTGCGTCCCGGTCCCGCTGGTGAGCGTCTCGAACCGCGGGATGATGCCATGCCCCGCCGCCCGGATCGCCGGCATCTGCGTGGCCCACTCGGCGTTCTCGGTCACGAGCTGCCGCTTGTCGGTCTGGATGATGAACCGGTCCCCCTTGTCAGTGCTGACCTTGCGGATGGTCAGCACCTTCTCGGCGCCGGTGACCGGCTCGTCGGACTTGGCCGGCTCGAATGCGTTGTGGACGATGGCCGGCGCCAGGAACCCCTTGAGGTTCGTGTACTGGCCCTCGGTGACCATCTCAGGCGTGCACTGCGCCCCGGACTTCCTGAGCGCCTGGGCCTCCTCGGCCAGCTTCGTGTCGAACGTGCTGGCCTTTCGCCCGTCCGCGAAGGTGACCGTGTACTTCGTCCATGGCTTGACGTTGCCCTCCTTGTCCTTGGTGCCGCCCTTCTTCTCGGCGACGTCCATGACCGTGGTGGCGCCTCCGGCCGCAGGTGCCGCGGACGCGCCAGGCTGCCCCGCCGGCTGGCCAGCCTGCCCGCCCTGCGCAGCGGGGGCCGGCGCCTGTCCGCTGGCATTCCCCTGGGCCCGCGGCTGCTGGCGGGCCTGCTGGGCCTCGCCGTGGTGGTCGCCGCCCAGGTCGTCGTCGCCGGCCTCCTCGGCCGACACCTCGCCGAACCCGACCAGGTTGCTCACCGCCCGGTTGAACGCCCTGGTGTGCGCGTGCCCGCGGACGTTGTGCTCGGTGGCCTCTGACGGCAGCGTGCGCCAGCTGAAGTCCGGGTCGAAGTCGGGGCAGGTGTTGTGCGGCCAGTGCAGCGTCTTCCAGGCTGTGGTCGGGTGCGGGTGCGGGCACTTGAACCGCGGCGCCTTCTCGACGGCGAAGCACGCCCCGTCGCCCGTCTCGCTCCGACCGTTGGCCTGCACCGCCTCGTAGATGACCACCCAGCCGAAGTTCTCGCGGCCGTCCTTGAACACCCCGGTCACCTCACGGCGCTCGGACACCAGCTTGACGTCCAGGTTGAACGCTACGGCCACCGCGCGCCAGTACCCCTTCTTGCGGAACCGCCGCGGCGCCTCGCTGCCACGGCCGGCGACCTCCATGATCTGCTCTGGCATGGCCTTATCCAGCTCGTTCTGGAGGCCCTTGTACGCCTGGAGCGCCGCCACCATCTGGGCGCCCTGAATGGTCGGCACGGCCAGGGCCGCGGCCCCGTCCACGCGCGACGATCTCGAGAGGCCCGGGTCGCCGGCCTTGACCAGTTCGGCGCTCACAGCCGCACCCCCTGGATGGTGGCCTGGGCCGCCTGCACCGATGCGCCGCGGCCGTCCAGGATGTCGGCCAGGGTCGCGTCCACCGTGTTCGTCTCGGCCAGGGACGCCCGCAGGGCGGCCGCCTCCTGGGCGATCTCGGCCAGCCTGGCCGCGGTCTGCTGGCGCACCGTCTCGAGGCGCGCCCGCTCGTTCATGATCTCCCGCGAACCCTGGTGCGTCGCCCGCTCGCGCGTCTGCGCCGCCAGCCTGGCCGCCGGGCTCACCCGCGGCGCCGCCGTGCGCCGCCTTGCCTTCGCCCTTGCCTTCATATACGCTCCACCCCTTCTGGGCCGTCCGGCCCGCTCCGCCTTTATCATTGCCACCCCCCGCTCAGCTCGATGTATGCCAGCCACTCGGCCAGCAGCACCAGGCAGAGCACCAGCGCCCAGCCCATGGCCCTCACCGGCCCTCCCCATGCTGGGCAGCCCGCCCAGCCTCCTCGGCCCCGGCGAGCCGCTGCGCCTCAGCCACGGCCCTTCCGCGGGCCTCATCCATCAGGTCCGGGCGCCCTGGCAGATAGACATGCTCGGCCACCTTCTCCGGCTCGGCGTCTGTCGCCGCCCACCGCAGGACCTCGAACCGCGGCTCGGGGCCGTCGCCCTCCTGCACCACGGTGAACTGGACGTGCCGCTTCACCGTAAACGTCTTCACGAACCGGCGCATCACTCCTCCTCCAGCCTGGCCACCACGTCGGCGTAGTTCTCCGAGATCAGGCCCAGCTGCCGGCGCGCCTGCCGCTGCTCCTCGTCGACCTCGTCCCAGACGTCCTGGTCGATGAAGCCCTCGACGCCCTCCCTGATGAGCCCAGCGATGACAGATGGCTCCAGGGCGTCAAGCTCCCACGACTCGTCGCCGAACTCGGCTATGTAGCCCTTGGCCCGGCTGTCAGAGATCTTGGCGAAGTTCGGCGGGGGCCCGTACTGCTCAACCTGCGAGAAGTTCAGGGCGAGCCGCTGGACCTCGACGCCTCCCATGAACGTGTCCAGCCTGTCCGTGATGTCCCTGGTCATGTCGATCCCGCTGGGGTCGTGGTCGCCGAAGTGCAGGATCACAGGCTTCTGGCCGGCCTTGGCGTACCCGCGGAACCGCTGGGCCGCGGCCCACATCTCCGAGATCGACGTGTAGCCGCGGCACGAGAGGTACGGCACATCAAGATCGCCGCAGACGCCCTCGATGACGCCGACCAGGGCGTCCTTCTCGATCCACACCTCAACGCGGTGCTCCTGGCCCTTCCAGTGGTCCACCCGAAACTGCGAGGCGCAGGCCTCAACGATGTCGGAGGGGCCATCCCAGTGCGAGAGCTTGGCCAGGTTTCTGGTGCGGTCCTCTATGGCGGTCCAGTCGACCAGGCCGGCCAGCCTGGCGTCGACCAGGATTGAGCCCAGCCGCTTGTATTCCTGCTGGTTATTCTTGATCAGGTCCCGGCTGACGAATTGGTAGTACAACTGGCGCAGGGTCAACGTGAACCCCTGGGCCTGGTAGTCGGCGATGATCTTGTTCGCCTGCCGCACCACGCCCAGGTGCGCTTCGTTTCTCAAAATGGGCAGGTCGAGGTATTTGATTTTTGGCATCCGCGTGTCCGTCCTGCCTACTTGCCCTGCACCAGCACCAGGCGGTCGATCGCCCTGGTGACGGCCACGTACTCGATGTTCGCCTCCTCGCGGGCCCGCGCCTCGATGACCGACGGGGGCAGCGCCGGCTCGCCAGGCTTCGGGCCGGGGCGCTTCGGGTAGAGCGTGTCGACCAGGACGTAGACCGTGCCGGCCTCCTTGCCCTTGGCCTTGTGCACGGACGAGCAGGTCACGGACGTGCTGCCGTCCTTGTCGTCGCTGAACAGGTGGTCCAGCCGCGCCTCGAGCTCGCGCACCCCCGTGACCCCGTCCATGATGACCCGCAGCGTCTCGGCCTTGTCGCGGATCGCCTCCACCAGGGCCTCGGCCCGCTTGTCGCCGGACCGCTCGGCCCGCTCGACCTCGCGCTCCTCCCAGGCGTCCAGGCGCTCGAGCACCGCCGGGATGGAGTTCGCGGCCTTGCCGGTGGCCAGCTTGCGCAGCAGGGCCTTCAGGCCCGCGCCGATGTCGCGGCCCAGGACGCGGGCCCGCTTCTGCGAGCGGAGCAGCGCCATGGCCACCTTTGCCAGCGGGGCATTCGTGCGGCTCACGACCCACTCGCCGGGCGCCGCCATGTCGGCCAGCTGCTCAATGGTGCGGCCGCGGACGATCTCGCCTTCCTTGGCGCCTGGCGCCGCCTGGTAGTCAGGCACCAGGCGCTTTGCGTAGTCGACGATGGCTGAGCCGCACCGGTAGGTGACGGTAAGGCCCAGTTCTGCGGCGTCCAGTTCGGCCTTCAGCCGGTCCAGGCTGCCGCTGTCTGCGCCGCGGAAGCCGTAGATGGCCTGTCGGTCGTCGCCCACCACGCAGGCCCGCCCCTCAGGCGTGCAGGCGCCCAGCACCAGGGCCAGCTGCGAGAGCACCATGTCCTGGGCCTCGTCGACCACGACCAGGTCGTACCGCGGCCGGACCCACTTGTTCCGGATCGGCAGGAATAGCATGTCGGCGAAGTCGATGCCCTCTGCGGGTCTGGTCGCGGCTGCCAGCGCCATGCACTGCACCGCCCGCTCGCACACGTAGTCGACGCCAAACCCCATCTCGTCCCACTCCTCATCGGGGACGCATTCGTGCTCCATGGCGATGCCCAGCAGCTCGGCGCCGGTGGTGGCCAGGGGCGCCATCTCGCGGGCCTTCGTGTGCAGCTTGGACACCAGGCGCTTCACCTTGTCGGGGGCCTGGTCGCCGCACACCTCCTGCGTCAGGCGGTCCGCCCGGCTGCCGGTCTTGTCGACCCTGATGCCCTCCCAGAACCGGCGCACGAACGAGAACCCCAGGCCATGGATGGTCATGACCTCGATGTGCGCATAGGCCTGGAGCCGCACGGCCAGCTCGTCGCGGATGGTGCTGTTGAAGGCCGCCACCAGGATGCGGCGCTCGGGCGCCAGCGTGACCCCGTGGCAGATGGTGGTCGTTTTGCCGGTTCCGGCGCGTGCCCGGCATACGAGGTTCCGGACCACCGTCCAGACCGCCAGGACGAGCACCTGGCCCGTCGCGAACCATTGGAAGATTGTCTGCTGCTGTGGTGACCAGTTGCGTTCGGACATGCTGTGCTCCTGTTGCGCCTGAGCGCTGTTTTCGCAAGTTGTGCAGCCGGCAGTATACCCGCTGACACCACACTCGCCGCACGTTAAATCACGCACGGCGGGCCTCCGCATGGATCCATAGGACCGCGAGTGAAACGGCCCAAATGGCGATGAAGGCGATGACTTGAGTCTGGATCGTAACCACGTCTAACCTCCTGTTGCGCCCGAGGCGCGATTGCGGCTGCCTTTAGTCCTGTAGCAGATTCCACGCCAGTAGGGCGAGGGCCGGAACCCTAAGGTCCCGGCTGCTGTCAGGTTGGATAGTCACCCTCCACGGTGACTATTCTAGCGGAAGCCAGTTAACTTCCACGGCGGGGGCCCCATCCAGGCAACTGCGGCCACCGAAGGCCTACCGCTCGCGGAATTGCGAGCGTCGCATGCCCCAGGGGATCTGGCACCCAGCCCCTGAGCCGCAGTTGCCTGGAAGAGCTTTTGTTCACCCGGCGACCTCCGTCACCGGATAGTAGTGCACCTTGCGGTCGGCCGTCTCGGCCAGCCACACGGCCAGGTCCATGCCAGTGGTCATCATCGGGTCGTGCACCTGGCCGTCCGCCACCGCAACCCAGTGCCAACACCTGGCCCGGTCGCTTGCGTGCACCTTGAGCAGGCCGAACGAGTCGCCGTTGATCGCGGCGCCGGGCTGCCTGGCCTCAAGGCGCCTGCCGTAGAAGGCCAGCACCCTGGCAATCTCGCCGACGTTGGAGGCGTGGTCCTTGCGGCGCCTGCGGCGCTCGGACCTGCTGGCCCTAAGGACGGTGATCACGTCGCGGACCCCGTCGCCGACCAGCATGGCCACCGCGGTCGGCCCGCAGCTGGTACGCGTCGGCTGTTCCAGGTGGCTGATCATGAGCACACCTCAACGTCCAGGTAGTCCTCGGACCCTGTCTCGGCGGCCAGCCTGGCGAAGTGGACCTGGGCGGCCTTGCGGGCCTCCGTGTAGGTTCCAGCCGGCGCCCAGAAGACGTGGTCCAGATAATCGTTCCGGTGGTAGACCAGCGTGGGGCAGAAGCCCCAGCCACCGCGGCCCCATGGCCGGCGGTGGTGGGCCTGCTCGTAGGCCTCGGTGTGGATGGTGACCTGGCAGGCGGCCATCAGCGCACCCGCTCCCCGGTGGCCACCGCGTACACCCGGATGTCCCGCAGGTTGCCCTGGCTGATGGACCTGTTCATCTGGGCGATTGCCAGATCCAGGCGCCCGCACCAGCCGAGCACGCCATGCGGGTCCGCCGCGGCCTTCGCCTTCATCGCGTCCAGGGCGCCAAAGGCTGTCAGTTCGTCCATCTCGGCCTCGGCCTTCGATAGACGGCCGCGGCAGCTGTCCACGGTTTCCCAGCTCGGCATCGCCTTGCTTCCGTCCAGCACTGCCCGGTAGAAGTCGATGCTGTCGCGGCTGCGTTCGAGTTTGTAGGCATAGGACCGCTCCACCGCTGCGTCCGTGTAGCCGGCGCCCACAACGATGTGGGTATAGGTGCGGTCGGTGCCCCGGCGGAAGGTGCCCACGTCCGTGACCACGACGTAATTGTTCTTGTTGGCCATCTGCTGACTCCTGTTGCGCTCTCGCGCGTTATGATGGTTCCGTCACACCAGGCTCAGCAGATGCTGTGCCACTTGCCCACACCAGAAAACCTTAGACACATGGCCAGGCGTCCATCACGAAGTCCGCCCACCTGTACACATTTGACGCATAGAAGCGTGTACTACATGCCTTCTTTAGTACATCCGGCCCTTACCCTGAGACCGTTTCATCCTGGTTGAAGGCAGGGCACGACCCCGTTGACACAAGGTCGCCCCTGCCTACAGCTCTAAGCAGCCGGCCCACCACCCTGCGGACCGCCCCACCCCAGCCTTCGGCAGCCGGCCCGGGTGACAATCCGGCCGACCGTCGCGTGACTATCAACATCCATTGCACGGATGCCACCCCTGGCGCTCTTCGCGATTTCGGCACTGACGCTGCGGGCTCGTTGGGGTTCCGCGTGGTAGCCCGTCTTTTGGTGAGGTTGCCCGAGGGACGCCACCCGGTTGTCCCTGTCCGTCGGCTCGGGCTGTATCTCGTTGTCCAGCTTACACTTGGACGTTTTTATGATCCGGTGTTGTGTATACTAGGCAGGCGACAGGGACGCAGGGTCCACTGGTTGCCGCCCACCCCGGCGACCACGATCCGAACCGTCTCGGGCGCTAAGGCCTCGCCGGACTCACCACCGGCGGGGCCTTTCTCGTTCCGCCAAGCCCCCGAGGTTGTGAAGCTTACTACAACCCGCTTTCGTCAAAACGTACCAGCCAGGGGGTGGCGCCTGCTTCGGAGCCCGGGGCAGGCTCCGTTCCCAGCAGCAGGCCCGGGCCCCGCCGGCTGGTTCCCTCAGAGCCCCTCGGCCCTGCGGTACTTGTTCCAGGCCACCCAGCCGCCCAGCCTGATGCCGGCCATAATGACCCAGCGTGTGAACCGGCCAACCTCGAGAACCTGCATGCCCTCATCGAGCACATCGTCGGCCTCGCGCCTGGTGATCTCGCGGCTGCCTGCCCTGCCCGTCTGGTAGAGCAGGTCGTGCACCACCGCGGCCTTCCCGTACCGCCCCGTCGGCGACAGGATGTTGCGCAGACCCAGCGGGATCGACGCGAAGTCTGTCACTGTGCCCACCGGGACGCTGATCAGCGCCTCGGCCCGCTCGGACGCGAACTCGAACGGCTCGTGCACTACGAACCTGCCGTCGTCGGTGAACCGCGTGATCAGCTCGGTGCGGAAGGAGCTGGGCACCTACTGCCCCAGCTCTGTGCGGTGCGGCGCCTGCGCCAGCCGCGCCACGTCCGCCGGCTTGATGAGGGCCGCCAGACTGTCCAGGTCCGCCCGCAGGCTGAGCACCTCGTCCTCAAGCGCCGGGATGCGCTCCAGGCGGGCCCGCACCAGGTCCACCCGGTGGAACAGGTCCCGCCATGTGAGGCGCAGCATCTCGGCACGCACCGCCCCAGGGTCCTTTGCCTGGGCCGGCGGCAGCCCCGCCAGGGCCATGGCCCGCTTGTTCTCGACCCAGGCCCTGCCCATGGACCAGGCCTGCCCCAGGGCCACCAGGGCGGCCCCAACGAGCGGCTCCGTCCACCGCCCCAGCAGCTCGCCCACCGCCCCGTCATCGGCGCCGCGCGCGATCAGGTAGGCGCCCAGGGCCGTCAACCCGTGGCGGATGCGCCCGCCGGCCCAGTCGCTGACCACCTTCGGCACCATGCGCTCGTCCACCGCCACCGTTATGGCTGGTCGATCCATATTCGCACCACCCCTGACTTCGCATTGCCGGCGTTCGCCACCACCAGGCCGAAGGATTCGGCCGAGGTGACGCGCATGCCAGGCCCCAGGATCGGCGGGGCCGCTGAGCTGTTGGACAGGTCCGCGCCCTGCCCCTGGAGGATGTCGAACCCGGCCTCGGTCGTGATCTGGAGGTCGTAGCCGATGGATGGCTGCGAGCCGCCGGTGCCAGGCTCAAGCTCGATGCGGACGATGTCTCCGGTCGTCAGCGTGAAGGTCGGCCCGCTGACGGCGCCCGAGGCGTCGGACGTCCACCTGATCGTGTGCTTCGCGGTGTTCTTGGCCGGCGCCACAGAGGCGGTGATCGAGCCCGCCCCCTGCACGACGGCCGCGGTGAGTGCCATCATGCCGATGGCGATGATGATCCTACTGCGCATGGTCTGCCCCCTCTACTCCTTCTTCGGCTGTGCGTCCTTGCCCGGCTGCACCTTCAGCGTCACCGGGTCCACCTTGAGCCCATCGTTGACCCTCTCGATCTCGGCGATAAATGCCTGCCGGGCCCGTGTGGCGTCCACCAGGCGCCCGTCCGCGATGGCCGTCTGAAGCTCCCGGATCTGCGAGTACAGCTCGCCGATGTCACGGTTGGCCCGGTCCAGTTGCGCCCGGGCCTGTGCCATCTGCTGGTCACCCTGTTGCGCCGCTGGCGGTCTTGCTGCCTGTTGCGCAGAAGCGGTGCGCCCGGTGGCCGAGTAGCTCGCCGCGATGCACAGACTCACGAGAACCGTTGCGATCATCTTCATGGAATGAATCCTTATGTGCCCGCGACACAGAGGCCGTTCTTGAAGGAGGTGCAGGTGGTGACGGTCACGCCGGATGTGCCATCTGCGGATTTGTAGCCTTGTGTTTGCACCGTGCTCGAAAACGTCACGCTCCGGTCAGCAGGGTCGGCCGTAAACACGTCGTGGTCAACCCCCTCTGAATCGAGGCGCGTGGACATGTGCAACAGGTCGTCAGACCCATACATGCCGATGAACATCCACGTTTCGTTTGTGCCATCACCGTGGACCCTCGCGCTATAACCCGCGTAGCCGGTGTTGGCGTCGCCCTGCGCTGAGGCAATGTAACCGATGTGATTCGCACTCGCGGCAGTCGAGGAATTTTCGATGTAGACATCGACATCGTTTGCCGCCACTGACGACCGCAGTGTCGCGAGGTTTTGTGCGCCGGCCGCGTCCACAAAGAGCCGTGCGCCACCGATGATCCCGTCGCTGTAGACATCCGCGCCGAAGTCGTATTCGGAGGCACCAGCAAAGACCGCCAAGCCTGGAAACGTGAACGTGGTATCGGGTGTGTTGTTGCCGGAGTCGCCTGCTACCGAGATCAGAAGATTGGCAGCGTTCGCCCCGCCGTCATGCACACCGACGAACAACGACGCAGCGCCAGTGGCATTGTCTCCGTTCGTGATGGCCGACAGCCGAACCCTCGACCCAGCCGTATCGGATGTGTTCGATACCCACATCTCAAGCATGTCGCCATCGGCTGCGCTGGATGCCGTTATATTTCCGCCGACCTGAAACGTGCTCCCGTCCCATGTGAGTGCCGAACTTCCCCCACCACTGCCCACAGGCTCGAGGGCCCCGTCGTTGCACTGGTGCAGCCCGAAATCCGCGCCGGCCGTGGTGACGAAGACCAGCGGCCGCGCGTACGTGCACGTCGCCGGCAGCGTGGCCACGATCAGCCAGGGTTGGCGGAGGTCGATGACTTGGGCTGACGTCAGGCTGGGCGCCAGGGCGGCCAGGACGGCCAGGAGCAATCGAGTGATCATCTTCATGTGGCCCCCTAGTTGACCTTCTGCTGCACCAGCAGCGTGCTCACGACGCCGATGATGGCCGTCCACGTCGCCGGCTTCCTGAACAGCTCCACCAGCCCGTTCACCTTCTCGTCGTGCGCCTTGACCTGCAAGGACACCCCGCGGATGGCCCTCGCGTTGTCCTGGGCCGTGGCGCATGGCTCGCCGGACACCGGGTCCTTGCCGTCAGGCTGGCAGCCGAACATGCGCTCCAGCGTCCTCTCGAGATCGCGCGTCAGGTTGCCCGTGCGCGCGATGATGTTGTCCTCCAGCTGCTGGAGGTCCACCCGCGTGACGCCACCCCCGCCGGTGCCGCCCCCGCCCCCGCCGCCGTTTCCGCCGCCGTCAGTGGGCCACGGGCTGACGGCCTCGGCCGTGCCGATGTCCGCATTGTTTCCCAGCAGCACCCGCGCGCTGTTCTCCGAGTCGGCCAGCACGTCCCAGCCCCACCTGGACGGGATGTGCACGAGCCAGTCGCACGAGATGCTGACGCCCGCGTACGGGGTCGGGCAGTTGTTTCCGCCGTCCTTGCGCAGCATGCCCCAGCCTGGCAGCTGCGCCGCCACCCGGTTGAGGAAGTCCGAGAGCTGCGCCTTGGACATGGGCGTCGGGTATGCCGCCCGCGTCGCGGTGAGCACGTCCAGCGGTGGCTGCGCCATGGCCGGCCGGCCGCCGGCGAACAGCAGCGCCGCGGCGAGAACGATGAACACGATCCTGGTTCTCATTGCCTCTGATCCTCCCTGTAGAGCCGCGCGTTGTGCACCGCGGCGCCGCACATGACGCCCCCGGCGGCCGCGTTCATCACCGCCGCCAGCACCGGATGGCCGCTCCGCGCCACGATCCGGTCCGCCTTGAGCTGCCCGAAGGCGACCCCGAACTTGAACCCGACGAACAATCCCGGGTCCTGGAAGCGGCCCAGCAGCGGGGTCGCCTCGTGGAATCGGCCGGTCCCGATCAGCCGCTGCGTGTAGGCCGTGTCAAAGGCGTGGCAGGCCACCAGCGACCATTCCGACACGGTGTACCACTTGCCCCTGGCTGTCGTCGGCGGGGTCGGGTCGTCCTCGCCAGGGCGCACATACCACGTCAGGTCACCGTCAGCCACCAGCGTCCCCAGCAGCGTCGCCCCTGCCGGCGGCCAGGGCTGCGCATCCGTCGCCCATGGCACCACCACCCCCTCGGGCGCCTGCTGCGCCCAGGCGGGCGCATGGCCAGCCAGGCAGGCCGCCAGGGCCGCGGCCGCGAGACGCGCCGTCATGCCTCGTCCTCCTGCGCCTTCCGGTGCCTGACGCTCTCGCGCAGGTTTAGGAACTGCCCGAGCGCCAGAACCGCCAGGCCGCCGACGATGGAGTAGAGCAGCGTCATCTGCGACTCGTCCCGCTTCTTGGCCGCCAGCCAGTACTGCTCGAGCACCGTCAGCCGGTAGTCCACCTTGAGCGCCTCCAGGTTCATCACGCGGTCCTGGAGGCTGTTGAGCCGCTCGGCCGAGCGGACCTCATCCTGCACCAGCCGGTCGACGGCCTGTTGCAGTGCAGCGGTCGGCGGGCCCGACACCTGGGCGTTCGCCGCCGCCACGAAGCAGCTGACGGCCACGAGCCCGACGATCGTCAGCTTCTGGCACCATCCCACGATCACGTCAGTCCTCCTCATGGCCATTTGCTTTAGCACTCCCTTCCACCTGTAGCATAGTGCCCCCCCCCCTAATTGATGACCCAGCCGTTGATCCCGTACTGCAAGGCCGTGACGCCAGCGTCGCCGTAGAACGTGCAGCCGGTCGCCCCAAGCTCGAGCCAGGCCAGGAAGTTGTAGCCGGCCGACGCCTGGCCGTCCCATTCGGCCTCGACCGAGCTGAAGAAGTTCCAGATGTTCGTGCCCCACGTACTCGCGGAATTCGTCGAGGTCGAGTTCACGCCGATCCCTGCCGCCCAACTCACATTGCTCGCCGAGTAGCAGGCGCTGCGCGCGTGCGCGTGGACGGCTTCATCGTTCGTAGACACGACGTACATCAACTGGTTCGCGCTGTTCGCGTTCGCTTGCCGCCACGTCGCTGTGCTATACGACCAGCTATCTGTTCCCTCCGTCTCGGCCGCAAGCGAGCGTCGCACACGGTTGTCCACATTCGCCACAAATCGTTTTGCATTTGAATCTTCGGTGGTCGTCGTCCCTGTCGTCCGAATCGTGCCAAGTAGTCGACGCGTCGTGGCGCCGCTCTTGACCTGAACGCCATCCTGTGCCGTGAGCGCATCCGCGCGCGTCGTGTCGTTCGTCCACGCCGCCGACAACTCCAGCGCGCACGTGCCTGAGTTGTCATACATGAACACGTCGTAGTTTTTCCCGCTCGTGAGACCTGACAACGCCAGCGAGGTCTCCGCGCACGACCTGACCACCCAGGACGTGCCCGTGTAGAGCCCGATGGCTTTGTGCTGGTAGGGCGTCCAGTAGATCGTGCTCTGACTGGTGCGGTCGCTGGTGCTCACCGGCACACCGCTCTCTGTCGTGAGGCGACCGCCGTTCACGTAGTAGTTCGGCGCGCCCCCGACGTTCGAGCTGGTCGCAACGCCGTAGATCCGGATCGTGCCGCTGCTGATGTTGCCGCCGTTGTACTTGAAGCGGATCGCATTGACAGCGGTCGTCTCTGTCGAGAGGACATAGACGTCCTCCATCGTCATCTGCCCGCTGTTCTTCACCCACACGGCGCCAGACCGCCACTTGTGCGAGTTCGCCGACGCAGGCTTGCTGACGCGCGTGAATCCGTCCAACCCGCCGTAGGTTGATGAATTGCGGATCGTCTCGCCGATGAGCCCGTAGGTCGACGAGAACGACCCGTCGTTGAACGCACCGTCAGATGGCGCGTTCACGGTCCAGTGCGCTACGTAGTAGTAGCTGCCTCCAGCGGTCTTCCAGGTCGACCCGCCGTCGTCACTCACCTGGAAATAGAAGATGTCGTCGTTCGTCGCCGGCAGCACGTTGCTGTAGCGGATCTCGTATTCGTCGAAGTCAGACTGAAACGTCGCGCCGCTTTGCCCGGTGACGTTGCGCGTCGTGAAGTCGAGCGAGGACGACGACGAGGCGGTTCGCTCTTCGAGCAGAATCAGCGTGCCACCGCCACTGCCACCGCCGCCTGCAGGCGTCGCCCACGTGCCGTCGCCGCGCCAGAACGTCGTCGACGACGCGCCCGTGCCGCTGTTCAAGTTCGTGACCGGAAGGTTGCCGGTCACGTCGGCCGACAGGGACACGGCGCCGAACGATGGGGCGCCGGCCGCGTTCCCGTGCAGAACGGTCGTGGTCGTCCCGGCGGAGCCCATGACGGCGATGTCCGACGAGCCGTTGCCCAGCACCACGCGGTTCGCCGTCAGCGTGCCGGTGTGCGTGACGGTCCCTGTCCCGCCGACTGTCGGCGTCCATGTCCCGCCGACGCAGTAGTACCACCCCTCGGACGCCCCGGTCTTGTAGTAAACCGACGCCCTCCCGGTGGCGGAGTAGCAGCTGGCAGGCAGCGTCCCGCTCGAGTAGACGACGACCGACTGCGCATGGGCGGCCCATGCCACGAGCAGGACCGCCGCCGCCGCCATAACCACCCTCACCTTGCCTGCCACTATCGCCTCCCCATCTACGTCGGCTCGAACACCGACGCAATGTCCACGGTGTGCCCCGTGGCCGTGTCGTACATGCGCAGCGACCTCAGCCCGGTGGCCCGGTCCAGCACGATCCAGGCGGTCATGTCCTCAGGCGATGCCGGGTCCTCTTCCAGCACGCGCAGGACCCCGCTCTCGAGAGCCGTGACCCTGGCGTCGATGTTCACGATCTCGGCCTGGATGGTGGTTACGTCAATGGCCGCCTGGCCCACCTGCTCCTGGAGCTGGACCAGCGACTGGGCAGCCCTGAGCCCCGATGCCGTCTGGTCCGGCTCGGCGTCGTCGGGCAGGCCGGCGTAGATCGGCTCCATGTCGTACGCGTCGATGACCAGGGTCTGCGTGTCGGCCTGGTATTCCACCGCGGTCACGCGGACCTCGTGCCCCTCCCACCCGTCGGCGCCGTTGCCCTCGACGTGGTCCAGGCTGAGGATGGACCCGTTCCGGATGTCCGTCCCCTCGAGATAGGGCACGGCCAGCTTGACCCGGTCCATCGGCTGGCGGTACCGCAGCTGCTTCCGCAACATCGAATCCACCACCGTGGCGCCGCCCTGGGCGGACTCGGCCCGGCAGAACCGCAGGTCCCACGAGTCAGACGTCAGCCGCTGGCCGTGGTCGTCGATGGAGTCCAGGTCCACGCACGTCCCGGTCATCATCCACCCGCGGCTCGTGCGGGAGGTCATGTCCTTGGTATGCGAGAAGGGCAGGACGTTCCAGAAGTCACGCAGCCCGCCATCGGCTAGGATCTCGAAGGACCCGTCGTCGATGATGTCCACGTCGTTCAGGGCGATGGCGTCACCTGGGCTGGCGTCAGGCTCTGCGGATGCCGCCAACTGGCCCAGCCGGTTGAACTCAACGTCGAAGTCGCCTGACTTGCAGAAGTCCGCCACCACATCCTCGGACGACTCGAAGGCCCCGCCCTCGCCGATGATGCCGGCCGTCTCGTACCCGCCACCGATGCGGGCCGCGTGCACCACGTCCACCGCGTCGAACGAGTCACGGTCCACCAGCGGCAGGCCGGCGATGTGCGGGAACTCCTCCTGCTCCACGACCCAGGTGGTCGCCGGTATCGCAGACGGTGCCAGGAAGTTGTCGGCGAAGTGCTTCAGCTGCCCCGCAGGAGTCGTGATGAGATCGCCGCTGGTGTCGCCGACCGTCTCATACCCGCTCAGGCTCAGGGTGAGTGGCTTGGACCCGCTGATCGCGTCCACGGCCGCCTGGCCGGTCAGGAACGCGATGGTGTGCCGCCGCCCGTTTACGTCGATGTAGTTGGCGCCGAAGACCGTGGCGTAGTCGTCCTGGAACGGAACCTCAACCTCAGTCCCGCTGCCCAGGGACGTCACCTTGACCCCGCCCAGGTGTGCCGCCGCGACGTCCTTGATGGCACCGCGGCAGACGTGGAAGGCGGACCGGGTGATGCCGCCGATGGTCATCTCGCCGATGTAGCGGGTCGGCACAGGGCCCGTGCCGGCGTTGATGATCACGCCCCCGCTCGAGGCGATGTCAGCGTAGTCGTTCCCCCAGGACACCGAGTCCAGCAGGACGTACCGCAGCTGCTCGGTGTTCGGGTTCCCGAATGGGTCCGTGTCTGGCACCGCGCAGCCGGTCGGAGACGCCACGTCCGGGTCGAAGTCCTGGTAGCGCGCGAACGTGGTCCCGGTCGGGTTATAGAACGGGTTGAACGTCTGGCCATCGGCGAAGTAGACGCGATACAGGTCAGGCTTCTGCGGCGTCCGGAAGTAGATGTAGGCCTGCTGGCTTCCGTCCAGGCCGAACCCCACCTGGAAGGGCGTCAGCGTCGACTCCATGCCGTCCTTGATGACCGTCACGTATGCGCAGTAGGCGCCGGCAGGCGGGCCCGCGGCCGCGTAATGGTTGTACCCGAGTCCGCCGGTGGCCCAGCCGGGGTCCCACGAGTTCCGCGGGTAGACTCCAGCGTCGACCTCAATCTCGTCGCTGATGCCCCCATAGATGTAGTGCATCGCCTTTCCGAGTTCAGCGTCAGGCAGCAGGGGGAAGTCGTCGCGCGAGAACGTCTCCTGCCAGTATTCCGGCTGCGTGTTCCGCCTGGCCAGCCGGGCCTTCAGCCAGTCCACGCACTCAATGGTGTAGTTCAGGCCAGGCCTAGCGCCATACTGCGGGGCCACGTACCCGGCCATCTCGAGACGCATGGGCAGCTCGGCCCGGCGGTCGGCGTCGCTCACCGTGCGCACCGCCACCGGCCGCCCCGTCAGGATGCGGTTCACCGCGTCCTCGCGCAGGGCCCTGAACACCCGGTCCTCGTCGATCAGGTCCACCCCGAACCGGACGTGCTCAAGCTGCCCGGTGCTGCCAGACAGCGCCCGGCGGATGGGCCTGAACGAGCTGACGAGTGGGTCCTTCCTGCCGCTGTAGTACTCGGCCCGGTCGTTGAGGCCCTCATGGTTGGAGAACGGCAGGACGGTCCCATCCTTCAGGGTCATCTCGAATGTCGGGATGGTCCCGGGGTCGCCGTCTGCAAACACCGTAGCCGTCAACTGGAAGAGGGCGATGGCCGTGGTCCTGGTCGGCGACACCACGGCAAAGTGGGTCCACCTGCATGTGATCGGAGACAGGGATTCCGTCTCCTTCCAGGCCATGCCGAGCTCCTCGTTCACGCTCGGCGTGCCGTTCAGTGTGTAGATATCCCACTCGGCATAATCAGGCGACGAAGGGTGCAGGGTCGGCGATGTGGCCGCCGCGCTTGAGCCGCACGACGTTACGGCCAGCACCCCCGCCACCGGCGGGTCCATCGTCTCGGTGTCCAGGTACGCTGCGGCCGCGAAGTCGGCCTGGGTCTCGCCGTGCAGCAGGAGCGGGTCGCCCGACACGGTCATGCCGGAGAAGGCCAGCAGTTGCCCGGTCGGGTTCGTCGCTGTCACGGTGAAGGTGTGGCCGGCCCCGACGACCGGATCGGCGCAGTAGAACAACTGGGTCGACGAGTCAAAGAAGCTGTCTATCTGCGACAGGGTGAGCGCCGTCCAGGTGTTGCCCTTCGAGTCGGATAGGGCCGCCGTCCCGTTGTAGAAGCTCACGGCCACCACAAGGAAGGTCGCCCCGGTCGTGTCAACGCCATCCGAGGTGGCTGTCGCCCCGTCCAGCGAAACTGCCGAATCCTGCGCCACCAGCGTCAGCATCTACGCCCCCGGCCTCAGGCCCCTGGCGACCTCAACCATGCGGAACCCTGCCTGCCCCTGGGCCTTGGTCGCCCGCTGGAGGTTCAACTCCATGGCTTCCCACTTCACCAGGAACGCATCGGCCTCTGACACGTCAGGCACCACCAGGAACGGGTGCGCCCTGGCGCCGACGTCCTCCCACTGGGCCTTGAGCTCTGCCACCGCCGTCGTGTCCAGGCCGCCCAGGACGCCCTCGAGCACCTCGATGCGGCTGCCGTACGGGTAGACCGTCCGGTAGCCGAAGGACGTGCGGTGCTCGATGTCTGGGCGCTCCGGAAGCTCCTTGCGTCCCCGGTCGATGTCCACGTCGTAGACGGTGGAGTGCAGGCGCAGCTCGCCGATCTCGAGATCCTGCGCCAACGGCGTGTCGCGGCCGAAGGCCACCAGGAAGGAGAGATACCCCAGCGGGTCGAATCCCTCAATGGCCGAGACGTCCAGCCAGATGTTCCGCGGCCAGCGTGTGTCGCCGGCCCCGACCCATCCAGGCACTGTCAGCGTGACGTCGATGGCAGGGGCCGCCCAGTTGGCCGCGTTGTCGGCCATAAACCGCACCTCCTCGCCGGCCTCTGGCGTGGTGTGGATGATGCCCAGCAGCGACGGGATCACCTTCTCGGCGTAGTCCAGCTGGATGGAGACGTTCCCGTCGGTGGCCCTGAAGCCGCGGCCCGGCTTGTCGTTGTACAGCCGGTCCACGTCATATCCGGCCACCGCCGTGCCGGTCTCGAGGCTGAGCGTCGCCTGGCGCACCAGTTCGTCGCTGTAGCCCGTGATCTTCGCCCGCGTGCTCGCCATTTCTACGCCCCCACCCCGAGGACCTGCCGGCCCTCAGCCCTGAGTTCGCCGTTGTCGTTGTAGACGCGGTGGACCGACTTCGCCAGCGTCCGGCCGTCTACCTGCGTGTTCACGGTGATCGTGAGCGGCTGCGAGGCCCCGCCGGCCTTGGCCACCATGGCCCCCACCTGCGCCGCGATGGTCTCGGCGAACCCTGGCTTGTTCTCGCCACCGAACACGAAGTCCTCATTGCCGCCGCTGTAGAACCACGTCGGCCCCGTGGTGCGCCCGAAGGCCCCCCTGGCCATGCCGATGGATGGGTCATAGCCGGGGTCAGGCATCCCCGTGTCGGGCACCTGCGGGCCGCCTGCGCCGCCTGCGCCGGTGACCCCGCCGTGCGGGACCTCCGGCATCTCGATGTTCACCGGGACGTCTATCGGGGCGATGTGGATGGCCTGGAGCGCCTTCACGATCTCGTCGGCCATGGCCTGGCCGGTCTCCCGCGCCAGCCTGGCGTACTCGTCCGCCTTGGACTGGATCTGGTCATCGAGGACCGCCAGCTGCGCCCGCTGCTGGGCCTCGATGACGCCCATCGCCTCCTCTGGCGCCTCGGCCGCGATGCCCTTGGCCAGCTCGTCCCGCTGGGCGATCAACCCCTTCAGCTCGTCCTCGGCGGCCTGCATCCGTGCTTGGCCCTGGGCGTCAAGCTCCTTCTTGAGCTGGTCCGCGGATTCCTTGTCCTTCTCCCGCAGGTCGTCGGCCTGCTTCATGGCCTCGCGGAACTTGTCGATCCACTTCTGGACGGCCTCGGGGCCCTCCTTCTCGGCGTCCAGCATGGCCTTGAAGTCGGCCGCGGCCTCAGCCCTGGTCTTGCCGATGCGCTCGTAGGCGTCGCCCACCTTGTTGACGGCCGCATCGAACCCGCCGAGGTCCTGCTCGAAGGCCTTCTCGAGATCGCGGCCCTTGACCTCCTTCTCGGACGGGCCGCCGAACAGCTTCTTGATGCCCTTGGCCAGCAGCTGCATGCCGACGTCGATGGCCGCCGACAGCCCGCCGCTGAAGATGCTGGTGAGCCCCTTGCCCAACATGGAGCTGCCAAAGCTCATGAACTTGCCCAGGCTGCCGGACAGCGACTGGCTGAACCCCTTGAACATATCCGAGCCCTTGAGCATGCCGCCGATCTTGGCGGCCAGGGACTGCACGGCCCCCCACACGCCCCCGCCGCCCTCGAAGGCCCGCTGGAGGATCTCCGGGATGCCTGTGCTGACCAGCTCGTCGAACTTCGCCGTGAACCCGCCGGCCAGCTTCCTGGCCAGCTCCGCTGGCACCTCTGGCCCGACGAAGGTGTCCCGCATGAAGTCCGGCTCGAACTGGGGAGGAACCTCGGGGCCGACCCAGGTGAATCGCAGCTCGACGTCGCGCATCTCCGCGGCCTGGGCGATCTCCTCCAGCTTCTGCTCGGCCTGGGCCGCGATGGCGTTGTAGGCGTCCGCCCAGTTCTCCTGGGTGTAGTCAATCGCCCCCTCCATCTCGTCCTGCCACTTCAGCACCTGGGCGATCTGGTAGTCGGTCGCGGACAGGGCGGCCTTCTGCACGGTGTCGGCGATGTCGTTGTATGCGGCCACGGCGATGTCGTGGTTCCGCATGTAGGCCTCTTCCTCCTCGTCGCGGAGCTTTTCTTGCGTGTCGCGCCACTTCTCCCAGGCCGTCCTGGCGGTGTCGGCCGCCTCCTCCTGGAGCTTGGCGAACAGCTTGGCCTTCTTGCCGGCCTCCTCGGTGGACCCGCCCAGGCCCAGCAGCTTCCTGGACGCCCCATCAGCCGCCGTGCCGGCGCCTTCGGTGGCCGCCTTCTGTTCCCACAGGTTGGTGATGTAGGCCCCGGACCGCTTGGACACGTCCTGGAGGGCGGCCGCCATTTCGCCGAACTTGCCGCCGACGCCAGGGATGTGCGAGCCGAGCTGTGCGAGCTTCGCCAGCACACCGGTCAGCGCCTCAACGAACGCCCCCAGCAGGGTCATGGCCACCTTGATGGCGCCGCCCAGGACGGGCCCGACGATGTTGCGCCCGAGCCATGACAGGACGTTGCCCAGGGCCGACAGGGCAGGCAGCAGCGGGCCGACCACAGTGCCGACGATGCCCATCAGCTGACGGCCCAGCAGCCCCAGCTGGTCACCGAAGTCGTCCGCCGCCTTGATGGTCTCGCTGTCGATGACGAGCCCCATCTCCTCGATCTTGGCGATGGTCTCGCCGAGGTGCCCATCCAGGCCGGCCAGCAGCTCGGCGCCGGCCTTCCCGAACAGGGTCCGCGAGGCATACAACTGCTCGCCCTTGTCCTGGATGCGCCCCACCGCATCGGCCACGGCCGTGAACCGGTCCTCCGGCTTCATGTCCTTCAGCTTCTGGATGTTGAAGCCGAGCTTCTCAAGGGCTGCGACGGCCGACTTGTCGCCCTTCACCAGGTTGAACGAGAGCAGCTCCGAGGCCTTGGCCACGGTCTCCACGGCGATGCCGGCCTGGCCGAACGCCAGCTGCCACTTCTGCACGGTGTCGGTGCTGACCCCGAGCCGCGTGGACAGGTCCGTCACGTCGCCGGCGAAGTCCAGGAACTGCTTCCCGGCGGCGAGCAGTGCGGTGCCGGCGAAGGCGCCGGCGATCAGCTTCCCGACACCGGCCACGGCCGCCTCGGTCGCCTTGGCGCCCTTGACCACCTCCAAGAGCCCCGACTTGATCTGGGCCGTGTCGGTGCTGAGTTCGAGGACTGCCTTCGCCAGCCTGGTCGCCATCGCCTACCCCTTGTTGGCCTTCTTTGAACGGAACACCGTCAGCCCGGACTCGCTGACCGCCTGGGCCCTGGCAGCCGCGGCCTCCTCCCGGGTGGGCCCTGGCTTCGGGAGGTAGGATTGCCACTGCTGCATGATGTCGGCGCCGCCGCCGTCCTTGATTGACCCTGTGCCCACCGCCACCCGGGTGGCCGCCAGGATGGACTCACCGGCCCGCAGCTCGCCGATCTTCTCGAGCGACCGCCGCGCCAGCCCTATCGGCGCCTCGGCCAGCCAGTGCCAGGGTGTGCCGCCGTAGAACCTTGAGAGCGTGGTCACTACCGTCCAGACCCAGTCTTCGGACTCGTCTTCGATGCCGCCACCATCGCCGCCAGCATCTCCCCCGCCGCTCCGGTCGTCTTCGTCGCCGGCCGGAGCACGGAAAAAACCGTCACGATCGCCCACCTCTGGTCGCTGGTCAGCTTCCGCAGGACTGCCGGCGGTGCGTCCACCAGGCATTCAGTGAGCGGCCCCAGGAGCCGGTCCAGCTCGCGGTCCTCGGCGTCCGTCCTTGGCTTCTTCGCCAGGAGCTGGCCGCACCGCCGGTACTTGGCGGCCTCGTTGAAGTACCGCAGCCAGGGGATGTCCTCCATGACGATCCGCAGTGGGTACAGCGTTCCGTCGATGGATATCCTGGGCCTGGTGTCCTTGGTGCTGAGGGTGAGAACTGGCTGGTCAGTCGCCGTCGTCTTGGCCATGCGTAACCTCCGCTTCGCCTGTGATGTTGATGCCCTGCCGGAGGCATTCGCCCTCCAGCGTGGCCAGTGTGTTCATGGTGGCCCGGAGCGCCTCCTTGCTCCGGCGAATGTCCGCCTTGTGCCCCCTGGCCTGCCGGCGCAGGCTCTCGACCCGCGCCGTCAGGGAGGCCGCCCCGTCCGCAGGGACGACAGGCATCTCCGCACGGCCTAGGTGCCGGCCTCGGACGTCTGGAAGATGAGCCGCCCGGCCCGCTCGGATTCTTCCGTGGCGTCCTCGTCCACCAGCGAGTCGAAGGTCAGCTCAAGGCCAACCGGCTCGCCCTTCATGTACTTCTTGGTCGGGCTGCCGGTCATAATGGCCCGCGGAAATTCGTACTGGCCGATCCAGGCGTCCACGTCGCCGTCGCCGTAGGGCGATGCCAGCAGGCGGATCAGGTACGCCCGGTGGTCCATGTCGAGGCCGCGGGACAGGCCGATCTTCTTGTAACCGACGGTCCCTGGGCCGGCCGCCACCTCGGTCACGTCGTTGCCGTTCAAGGCGAGGGATAGCGTCTCGAGACGCAGGTCCACCACCATGACCTTGAAGGTGGTGTCCTCGTCGTTCCGGAAGGCCTTCCGCGAGCCTGCCTCGCCGTAGGACCGCCACTTGTTGATGGACTGCGGGTGGCCCACTTCGATGCCGCCACCGCCGTCGTAGTTGAGGTCGCCGTTCTTGCCAAGCAGCGTCCAGTCGTTGGTGTCGACGTCCTCGTCCAAGGTGGGGAACGCAGTTCCCACCGGTGCGTGGTAGATCGCAATCGGGGCCCCGCCGATCACCTCATACGGGGAATTGTTCCGCGCCATTCATTTCCTCCTCGTTATGAGGCCCGCTGGGCGAGCCTCTGGATCTCAAACTCGATCTCGTGCTGCACGTTCTTCAGGACCGTCGCCGCGGTCTCGTTGGCCCGCCTTGGAACCGCCTTGCTGAACACGTAGGCGATGGATGGCCCGAACTTTTCCAGGATCGGGAGCCGGCCCACACCGGTCCGCTCAAAGACGCCACGATGCCCGCTGCGCATGGTGGCGATGAACGCCCTGGGAAACCGCGTCCGCGTGCCCCTGACGATGGCCGAGACGCCCCGCCCACGGCCCCTGGACGGCTCAGGCCCCCTGGCCTTCATGTCAATGAGCGGGATGCGGAACCCCTGCGACTTGAGCCGCGCCACCAGGTTGGCCTGGTTTGCCTTCCCGATCTCGAGCGCATCCTTGACGCCCGACACGCCGATGCCCATGTCCTTGGCCACGTCGCGCGCGAAGGCCGCCCGCTCGGTCGTGGCCGCTTTGTTCAGGCCCCTCGAGATGGCACGATTGCCAGCTGGCCCGGCCAGTTCAGCCAGCCGCGTGCGGATCTCCTCGGTGTTAAAGCGCCAGGTCTCAGCCACCCCATGGCTCCTTGAACGGGGCGACGTAGTTGACCACGACGCCCATCGTTGACGTGCCCGGCTCGCGCGCCAGTATCTCGGTGTCACCGCGCTCCAGGAACTCCATCAGCAGGTCGTTGAGGCGCCGGTCGTCGGTCTCGATTGCCTGCTTGATGTCAGCGGCCAGGTCCTCGGCCAGGCTCCAGGCGTCGCCCGTGTCGGCCCGGTCCGTATCCACCAGGCCCATCACGGCCAGCGGGAGCCGGACCATGAAGGCCTTGCCGCTCCACGTCCGCTCGTCGGTGCCCACCATGAGGACGATGACCGCGGCCGGTGCGGACTCGCCGAACTCTGGCAGTTCGTTGACCAGGACGTTCGCCCCGGCATCGGTCCTGAACCCGCCGGAGACCGAGATGCCGGCCAGCCTGGTGCGCATCTCCTGGATGATGTCCGCCCGCCGGCTCATGCCATCCCCGTGATGTCGCGGACCATGACGGTCCAGTTGTCGTATTCAACCCTCTCGAACCCGTCCACCTGCCACCGCCTGGCGTCGCCGCCGTCCTCCTCAGGCGCCTCGAGGACGGCCTTCAGCGCCAGGTCGTCGACCTCTGCCTTCGAAATGGAGACCAGGCGTTTCGGGGCCACCCGCTTCAGGTCGGCGGTGCCGGGCGCCTCGCCGTCGAGCGGGGCGACCCAGACCACAGTCACATCGGCCGGGTCGCCGCCAGGGTTGGTGAGCGTCCCGTCCACACCGAAGGCCTCCTGGGCCAGCGTGAACGGGACTCGCAGGTCGGCCATGGCCCTACGTGCCGATGGTGACCTTGACCACCGCCCGCGGACGGGTGTTGATGGCCAGCGGGTTGCTCTGCGCGTGGACCTGGGCCCACCGCTGGAGGTCGCGGTCGATGAACATCTTGGCGTACATCGGCAGGCCGATGGTGTTCACCGTCTCCATGAAGTCCGCCGGCGCGAACCAGGTCTGGAAGATGTCCGTGCCCATCGGGACCACGTACGCCTCGCCGGTGGGGAAGAAGTCCTGCCCGCTGACCCGGCCGCGGTAGTTCTCCCAGGTGATGCCGCCGAACACAAACCCCTGGCGCAGGTCCTGCCGCAGCACCGAGCCCTCCTGGTACTTGAGGGTCTCCCTGATGGCGTCCAGCTCGATGAACTGGTCGAAGAAGTCGTCGCCGCAGAAGGCCCGGTAGCCCGATACCGGCTGGGCGCCGAGTTCGTCCTCGGACATGCGCATGATCTCGACGCAATCCGTCCGCGGGTTGGCGCCGATCTCTGCCGTCTGCTGCGTGACGTCAAACTCGGTGTAGAGGTCGGTCAGCACCGTGGTGCCGTCCGCGTCCAGGATCTGGCCCTTGATGGCGCCGACCCGGTGCCACTCCAGCGTGACCTCGAGCATCTGGCGCAGCGTCGCCAGGCGCTTGTCGACCACGGCCTGGACCGCCTCGGTGGCGTTGTCCGAGCCGAACGCCCGGACGCCCTGCACCGTGTCCGCCATGATCTTGGACTCGCGTTCCAGGTGGCGGGCCGGGAAGGACCGGGCCGTGCGCTTGGTGTCCACCAGCGGGGCCACTCCGGTGCCGCCGCGGGGCGACGTCTGCACCAGCGAGAGCTGGCCGTCCTTCTCCTCGATCATGATGCTGGTGGTGGCCACGCCCTCCTCGTTGAAGAGGCCCAACTGGGCGATGCGCGATGGCTTGTACGGGGCCTTGAGGATGCCCCTGGTGAGGGACAGGACCGTGAAGGCGTCCCCCGAGAAAACGTCTGTCAGCATGCTGTGCTCCTTGTCCCTTCCCTTTTGAAGTGACGAAAAAACCCTGTTGAACCCTGCGCCCTTACGAGAAGTCGAGGTCCCCGCGGACCTTGATGCCCAGGGCGGCGAGCCCGGTCTCGACGTCGTCCTCAGCCCCCGTCGGCCCGATGATCTTCTCGCCGATGACCTCGGCGTCGGCGTTGACGATTACGGCCGCCACGTCGCCGCCGCCATCCAGGTCGCCGGTCGGGGCGTACAGGATGCCGGCCACGGTCTCCGTGCCGTCGGTCGCGGTGTCGTCATAGGCCAGGTACTTGCCGTCGGACGCCCGCATGCCCAGGACCGTGCCGGCGTCGATGCCGTTGTCGGCGGCGTTCGCTAGCTCCACGGTGATGTTGTCTCGAGAGCGGTCGCCGTTCGCCTCGCTCAGGATGAATTCCCCGGTGTAGGGGCCTTCGGTCAGTTCGTTCGCCATCGCTCGCTTCCTCCCTGTTGAGAAGTTGACTTGCCTGGGCCGGCCGCGCCTGCCGCCCTGCTACTGCTTCAGCAGCCCCTGCGCCACCGCCGCGCGCTCGCGGTAGACGTCCATCACCACGATGGCCCCCTTGGTTTTGGTCTCCTGGCCGGGCATGACCGTGGTGTCGATCTCGTGCTTGTCCATCGTCCCCGTGACGTAGGTCAGGTGGGCCCGGATGGCGTCCAGGGTCATGTTCCCGCCGATGTAGCCATCCGCCATGTTCGGCAGCTTGGCCTTTGCGCACAGGGCCCTGATCTCGGTGGCCCGTTCGGCCGCCTGGGCACGGTCCCGCGTCGCCTGCTGGATGGCCGCCTGCACCTGCGCTTCGGTGGACTTGGCCGCCAGCAGCGCCTCGGCCAGCTCGAGGCCGTGCCCGGCCTGACGGCATGCGGCGATGACCGCCTGGGCCTCCATAGCCTCAGGCGTCGGCGGTGCCTGCGGCGCCGGCTGGAGGAATGCCTCCATGCGGGCCCGGTACTTGTCGGGCACCTTCAGCTTGGCAGCTGCCTTGCGGTCGATGCCGGCGGCCGCCTTCAGCCCCTGCACCACGTCGGTGGCGAAGCCGTTCTCGATGGCCTCGGCCGCGTCCATGTACGTCTCGGCGGCCAGCAGGGCCTTGATGGCCTTGTCGTCCAGCGAGGTGTGCCACTTGTAGGTGTTGATGATCTGGCCCTCGACCGTGTCCAGGACGTCGGCCATCTTGCGCATCTCTTTGGCGCTCCCCATAGCCAGGGCCCATGGGCTGTGGATCATCATCAGGGCGTTGTCTGCCATGTGGACCTTGGTGCCGGCCATAGCGATCACCGAGGCGATGCTGGCCGCGATGCCGTCCACGAACGTCTCCACCGTGCGCCCCTTGGAGGCCCACTGGCGCAGGGCGTTCGCGATGTTGATGCCGGCCTGCACGTCGCCGCCCGGGCTGTTGATGTGCAAGTGCACGGTCGCCACGTCCTGCGGCAGGCCGTTCAGCTGCTCGATGAACGCCTTGGCGGTGACGCCGATGTCCTCGCCCCAGAATCGGTTGATCGCGTCGTCAACCCAGTCGCCGATCCAGTCGATGATGTGGATCTCGGCAAGCTGGCCGGTGACGGTTGCGTCGGCGCTGTCCTGGGCCGCAGGTGCCGCCTTCATCTGAAACTTGAACCACTCGCGCGCCATCAGTCGCCTCCTCCTTGGTTGCCGTCCTGGTTGTCGGCAGGTTCGGCCGGCTCGCCCTCCTGGGCGCCGCCATTGTCCTTGCTGCCTTGCCCGCCAGCCTGTGGCTGGGGGAGGCCTGCGCCCTTGCTCTTGCGGCCGTCGGTGTCGTAGACCAGTCCCAGGGCGTCGGCCCGCTTTTGGTCCTCGGCCTGCTGCTTGTCGATGAGCGTAACGTCGTCGCCCCACTCGGCCACCACGTCGGCCCGCGTCGTGAACCCGGCCCGCACCGCGGCGATGTCGGCCTCGATGTCCTGCACAGGATGCAGGTATGCCCACCGTGGCGGGACCCACTTCACGGCCATGTAGGGCGCCAGGTCCAGGGCCGCGTCGGCAGGCAGCTTGATGGCGCCGGCCAGCCAGGCCCGCTCGAACCACATGCGCCAGAGCGGCTGGCACCACTTGTGTACGATCACGGTGTACTGGAGCATGGCCACGAACCGCTTGAACTGGTTCAGGGCGATGCGCACTGTGCGGTCGTTGCTGCCTGACATCTCCCCCGTCAGGATCTCGTAGGGCACCCCGATGGAGATGGCAATCGTCCTAATCTGCGTGCGGACGTAGTCGATGTACCCGGTCGGCGCCCCAGGCGGCGTGGACCAGTCAACGGACTCGCCCGGCTCAAGCTCCTGGAAGATGCCAGGCTCGAGGGCCAGCGTCGGCCGTTCGCCGGTGCCCTTCTTGCGGCCGCTCAGGATGTCGATGTCCTCGCTGCCGTCGCTGGTGGTGTCCCGCTTTATGAACCCGACGAACAGGTTCGCCAGCTGCGACCGCAGCAGCACCGTGTCGTCCATCTTGTCCAGCTCGTTCAGCCGCACCAGGGCCTGCGTGAGCCACGGGACGCCCCGCAGCTGGCCGGGCCGGCTCGGGTTGTACAGGTGCGCCACGACGTCGGCCGGAACGCGCCGAATCTGCGAGCGGTCGAAGTCGTCAATCTCCGGCCGGCTTGGGTGGAAGTAGTACGCGGACCGCCGGCCGATCGGGCTGAACTCAATGCCGCCGCGAATCCTGCTCGTCCCGGGGTCGCCGAAGAAGTCCAGGTTATGAGGGCACAGCTCAGGCTCGAGCACCTGCACCTGGAAGGGGACCGCCAGTCCGTCCTCGGCGAGCCGGTCGCGTCCGCGGCCGAAGGCCTCGCCGGCCTCGACCCAGGTCCGAACCGCCTGCTGCTGCTGCCCGTATGCGTTCAGTAGGCCGTCCGCGTCCATCTCGGCCATGGACCGCTCCCAGAGTGCCTGGACCTGCTCGGCGATGGAGCCGGGCGCCTTGGAGAGCGGCACGATGCCGTCGCCCACCAGGTTGCTGACCAGCGTGTCGACCGCCCCCTTGGCGAGCCCGTTGTTCCGGCAGGCCGCCCGCGAGCGGTTCCGCAGCGTGGTCAGGTTCCACAGGATCGCGTTATTCGGCGAGACCTCAGGCGGGAACCACCCCTGCGTCCGGCGTCCGGTGCCGGCGGCCTCGTAGGTCGGGGGGACTGGGTTGTTCGTGGTCGGTGTTGAGTTGCGGGCCTGACGCGCCAGGCCGCGCCCCTTGGGGGCCGCCGGTGCGCCGTCGAAGAGGGCTGCCTGCACCATGTCAGAACCCCTTCGTGTGGGACACGCCCAGCATCTGCTTTCGGCGTATCCGGCCGGTGTCGAGCGACTCCAAGATCCGGCGCTCGAGAGCGGCCAACTCCTCCATCGAGGAGTAGGTGGTGGAGCGGTCGCGGTACTGGACCGTGCGGACCCCCCTGAGCATGGACCGCCTGACCGCGACCAGGTCGTCTTCGGTGAATTCGCCTGCCATCCCTGGACATGATTACGAGGTCCAGGTAACGGGCGTCAAGCTGTCAAAACGTCGCTCGCCTCCCAGAACCGCCTGGCGGCCAGCCAGTTGTGGTGCCTGGCGCCCAGGAGCACGGCCCCTCGGAGGTCGCTTTTGACGTGCAGCAGCCTGGTCCTGCCTGGCTCGAATGCGGCCCAGTCCTCAGGGACGCATGCGTTCCACACGGACGAGGGCAGCGTGGACAGGTGCCTGATGCGCCTTCCCTCTGACAGCACCTTGCCCAGGCTCGCCTGGTTCATGCCGCCGTACACCTGGCGCCATCGCATGTGCAGCACTGGGTCCTCGAACATCTTGTCGTTCTCGATGGCCCAGGCCCGCATCAGTGCCCGCGTTAGCGGGCCGACACGCAGGTAGACGGCCCCGGCGTTCAGCGGCAGCCGCCCTGGGCAGGTGCACACGGCGAAGTCCGTCCGCATCAGGGTCCAGGCGTCGTCCAGGCGGCCGCATACGGCCATGTCGGCGTCGCACAGCAGGAGCCTGGTGCCGTCGGGTACGCCCTGGATGTGCGCCGCCCAGATGCGGAGCTTGAACGTGTTCAGCACGTCCGACCACCGCTTATGGCGCCAGGCCTCGCGGTCGGGCATCGGCACCGCGACCAGGCTGACGTCCCAGCCTGGACACTGGGCCCTGGCGGTCCTCTCGAGAACACCCGCCAGGCGGGCCCAGCGGTCGCGCCACTTCGGCTCGCCGCCATCAAACCACACGGAGAAGATGGCGCTCACTGGGCCTCGCTCTCGATCAGCCGCCACAGGCTGACGATGGGCGCCAAGGCCGGCCGGCTTGCCGTGGCCGCCAAGACGTCCCGCCGCAGGGCGCCCTTCAGGTGCACCACCTTTGTGCTGGCCGGGTTGAACTGATCCCAGGACGTATCCTCGCAGTTCCACTCACTGCACGGCAGTGGCAGGACGTCCGCCCGCAGCGACTGGCCCATGGCGTCCAGGGTCACGCCCAGGGCCGACTGGTTGATGCCGACGTACGTGTGCCGCAGGAGCTTCCTGGCCTGGTGGTCCTTGGCCAGTTGCTCGTTGAATGCCGCCCAGTCGGCCATGAACCATCTCGAGCTGTCGTTCACCCGCACGAAGATCACGCCCGCATTGAACGGGATGCGCCCGGCGGCCCGGACCGTATAGGCCACGTCGAAGTCGTACCCTGCTATCTCGTCCAGGTTGCCGGTCACGAAGGTGTCGGTATCGCACAGCAGCAGGAGGTCGCCGTCCTTGGCGTCCATCACCTGCCTTGTCCACCACCGCAGCTTCTGCGTGTTCGCCTGGTCGGCCTCGCTGAGCCGGTCGCCGGCGACGAGGGCGGCCGGCATCTCCTCGATGGTTACGTCCCAGTTGGGTGCATGGCGCATAGCAGACTGCGCCAGAACCGCGGCCAGGCGCTGCCAGGTGCGGTCCGCAGGGTTGCGGCTGGGGAAGTAGCACGATAGCAGCCTCATGGCAGCGCCACCTCTGGGAGGGTGAGCCGCAGGGTCGGCATCGCCTCGCGGCCGCTGCACGGACAGCCCTGGGCCCTGGGCGTTCCCTTCGGCAGCTCGCCGCCGAACGCCCGGCGCCGGTGGTAGACGTAGAGCCCCTCGTGCAGGTAGTTCCGATACCCGGCAGCCACCAGGCGGAAGTGGATGCTGTGGTCGACGCATAGCAGGCCATCGGCGAACCCGCCGGCCCGGCGCCAGGCGTCCTTCGATAGGCAGATGAGCACGCCCCCGAACCCCTTGGTCCCGGTGATGTCCATGAGCGTCCGCTTCTGCGCCAACTGGGCGCCCAGGGCGTAGTGGTCGGCCATGTTGTGGGCCTCGCGCTCGTCGCACCGGACCCAGTCCCGGTCGCTCACCCGCTGCCAGGGCGCCGCGATGCGGTTCGTCACCGCGGTGATGGCGCCGGCCTGCGGCACGAAGGCGATGGCCTCCTGGAGCTGCCGGTACCACAGCTTCGTGGTGAAGGCGATGTCATGGTCCAACAGGGCCGCCCAGGCGCCTTCAGGCAGCAGCGACATTGCCTCGTTGTAGGCCGCCCCGAGGTTCATTTCGAGAGAGAACGGCGTCATGGCGAACAGCTTGACGCTCATGCGTGCACCCCCTTCACCGGCAGGGCCAGGGAGTAGGGGGCCCAGTGCTTCATCGCCCACTCATACCTGGGGTCCTCTAGGGCGTCCAGGTCGGCCGCCCCGAGAATCACCACCTTGGTCCCGGGTGGGAGGTGTGGCTGGCCCGGCCCGACGCCCAGGTGCTGGAACCGCTCGTAACCCTGGCCGAAGAAGGTCGTGAACCCGTCGCGCTCGGTCCAGATGCCCACCTCCCTGGGCCGCCCGCGGCCTGTCCGCAGGTAGTGATTCAGCATCGCCTGGTCGGACCCCACCCCACGGGGTTGGGCCTTGACCGGGTACCCGTCCGGGTCCGCCTTGTATTGCAGCCAGAGCCCATGGAGGACCCCGGCGTCCATCAGGATGAAGCTGCCGGACAGCACCTTGGCGTACCCGATGTGGACGCACACCAGCGGCTCGTGCCGCGCCACCAGGTCGGTGATGTCGCCGGTGATGACCATGTCGAGGTCCATGGCCAGGATGCGGGGCCCGATGCTGGAGGCAAACTCCCGGTCGAAGATTCGCATCCGCCGGCGGCATCTGGGGGTGTGGTTGAGCCCCGCCGGCAGCGGCAGCACCCGCACCCTGGCGTCGATGCCGGACGGGTCGTCGGTGATGCACCACAGCTGATGAGGGGCCCGCAGGTTGCGCTCCAGCGAGCCCCTCAGGGCGTTGACGTGCACCGCGGAGAAGACGCCAGGGCCGTCCGCCGGCTTCCACTTCCAGGTCACCACCGAGATCATGACGCCCTCCGCATCACCGCATAGCAGCCGGCCAGCGAGCCAGGTGCGTCCATCCACTCGACCACCCGTCCGCTGGCCTCGGCGATTCTCGAGATGTGCGGCCGCAGGGCGGACCGCCCGTATGCCACATCCTCGGTCGGCACCACCACCACGTCCGCCCGGCTGACGCACCACTCGATCACTGCCGGCCTGTTCAGCGTCCCGTGTGGCCCGTCGATGAGGGCCATGTCGAACCGCCGCCCGTCCAGCCCAGGGATGGCGAGCGGGTCCGCCCAGGTGTAGGCCAGCATGCTGACCGTGCCCTGGAACTTCCTCTCGAGGCGCTCGTGATACACCCTGAACCAGTCGGGGTTATCCTCACAGCACACGATGTCGGTGGCCCCGCCCTCTATCAGGGCGAGCGTGGACGACCCCGGGCCGAACTCAACCACCGTCCTGGCCCCGAGCCTGGCGGTGATGTCCAGGATGGCCCCGTAGTCGCCGAACGAGCACCACCGGACCTCCTTGGGATACAGCTTGAAACTACGTGACATCTGGCACCCCCTTCAGGATCTTGGACGGTTGGGCCGCATGGCCCCTGTGGTCGTAGTACTCGGCCAGGTCCTGCACAAAGAACCGCCTGGCCCTCGGGTGGGCGATCTGCGACTCGTAGGCCAGCAGGGCCCGCAGCTTCAGCGCGACCATGTGGCCGGTCACGCCCTGGGCCTCCCCATCGCGGACCTTATCAGGCCAGCCGTCGCCGGCCAGGGTGTACGTGTGGTAGTGCCTGACCCTGTCACCGAACACCGCGAGCGCCGCGGCCGCCACCTTGTAGTGGTCCTGGTGTGAACAGTTCGGGTGCGGCGCCCAGGCCGTGGTGATGTGGCACCGTTCATCAAGGGCCCGCATCTTCGCCTGGATGTCCTTCCCGTCCCACTGTTCCACAGAGGGCCCGCCCAGGATGTCGACCGCCTTCCGAGTCTCGGCCTCACGGGTGCGTGAGTCGCCGTAGTCGCCGGCGCTCGGGAAGCAGACCACCACATGCGGCGCCCAGGACATGACCGCATAGGAGGCGAACAGCGTCTCATCGTCGTTGTGCGGCGAGAACAGCACCACCGCCGGCTTGACGCCCTCGGCGAAGAACACGTCGGGGGGATCGCCGTGCTGCGCCTGGCTCAGCACCTTGTCCGCCCTGGCCGACGTGTCGCGAGTCACCTCGCTGGCGTGCAGGCCGGCTGCCGCCATGGCCTCGAGCACCAGCCGCGCCGAGGTCTGCGCCACCGCCGGCTGTGAGCCCCGCCATCCTCCATGGCGCGATGACTCGGGGTTCTCGGTGTCGTCCTCTGTGATGCGGAGCACCCCGCCAGGGCGCAGCACCCTGGCGAACTCCTTGAACAGAGCCGGCCAGGCCTCGGCCGCCACGTACATCAGGGCATGCGAGATCGTGATGCCGTCGATGGATGCGTCCCAGTACTGCCCCAGGCCGTCCTCGAACCGCCAGCCCATGGACTTGTCCAGGTTGACGCACCCAGGCATGGGGTGCCAGGACCTGGTCCCCCTGGTCCCGCACCCCAGATTCAGCAGGCGCTCGGCCGTCGGTGTCCTGGCCGGCGAGACGTGCTCGAGTTTTCCGCGGGCCGTGTTGCGGCCGTCGGGCCGCTTGCGGTAGGTGGACAGCACCCGCGGGAGGTATCGGCACCGGGCGTACCCGGCGAAGAGGTACCAGAAGTGCCAGTCCTCTGGTGCCCTCTCGCCGAACCTGATCCCGGTGGCGTCGATGACCGACATGCGCACCAGCGGGGACATGATGGGAATGAAGTTCGCCGGCGCGAGCTGGTCCTGTATCCATCCGCCCAGGTCGCGCTCGGCGTACCGGTACCGCTCAGAGGCCAGCTCGGTGCGGCCGCGGATGGCGTCGACGATGAGCACGTCCGACAGGACCCACCCCACGTCGTCCGTCATGGCCGCCACCTGCTCGGCCACCTTGGTCGGCTCGATGATGTCGTCGGCGTCCAGGAGCATCATGAACTCTCCGCGGGCCGCCTCGATGCCGGCGTTCCGCGCCACGGATGGCCCGCCATGCGGCAGCCTGATGCCGGTCACGCGGACGTCGCGGTTCTCGAGAAGGACCTCGTCCCAGGTCCCGTCGGTGGACCCGTCGTCCACCACAATCACCTCGACCGGCGCCGTCTGCGCCAGCGCCGAGCCTATCGCGTCCTTGATCCACTGCGCCGCGTTCCAGGCCGGAATCACGATGCTGGTCAACCCTGCCACCCTCTGCTCTACCATGCCTCACCTCCCTAGATACCCGCTGCGAATGACCCGCCGGCCGCCGGCCGGCTTCGGTGCTGGTGGCGGGCCCTGCTCCTTGAGTTCACGCAGCTGCCCGGCCAGGTTCTCAAGATTGACGTTCCGCAACCGCAGGGCGCACAGCCCGTACACCGCGCAATCCAGCGCCTCGTTCCTGGTCCTGATCTTCACCCACTGCTCGTCCAGGTGCCCCCGCACCCGGCGCCTGACCAGCTTCTCGGCGGTGAGCTGCGCCGCGAACTCCTCGTCGCACCAGTCCCTCTGGGGGAGGTGGATGTAGCCGGGCCCCTTCATGGTCAGCCGCAGACGGGAGTAAAGCAGCGCCTTGGCCGAGTCGACGCCCAGGGTGTACAGGGGGCAGCGGCGCTCCCCGCGGCCCCACCTGCGCTGAGTAGGCGACGAGGTCATGGCCCTCGGCCCGTCGCGTCCGATGATGGCGTACACCTGGCGATGCTCCCATTTATGGCAGTAGTCGTACACCATGGTCGATCGGTGCCCTGCGCTGTCGATGCAGGCCGCCAGCACAGGCAGGTCCACGGCCCAGGGGTGACGGTACGTGCGGCCCCACAGCTCGTCCAGCACCTCCCAGGGCTCGGGCCTGGACGTGTCGCCCGGGATGGTCCACCGGTCAATCACCATGCCCTGCTCGCCGGGCCCCCAGGCCCACACCAGCGCCTCGAGCCGGTCGTCCTGCGTGTCGATGCCGGCGGTGAGAGCACACGCCCACTCTGGCATGTCGGCGCGCTCGGCCAGCGTCTCCTTTCGCAGCAGCAGGGAGTTCGGCTCAATCTTCTCGGCCTCCTCAGGGTCAACCGGCTCACCGAGGGTGGTGTTCTGCCAGGCCCGCATCTCTGCCCGGCTGCCGGCCTTTTGCAGCCGCCGCACCCGCAGGAAGTCGGCCACGATGTCGCGCAGGCTCGAGAAGGGCGAATATGCCTCCCAGATGTGGAATGACACGATGGACTTGTCTTCGCGGTCGGGGTTCTGCGCCACCCACTTGCCATCCGCCAGAGCGTCTATCCGCTCAACCTCGTCCACCTCGTACCCGCATGCCGGGCATTTCAGCCGGGCCGTGGATGGGTCGTTGTCGCGCCAGACCACATCCGCCCAACGGTACGGGTGCATGTCCCCGCATTCCGGGCAGGGGACATGAAACTGGCGTTTATCCCCCAACTCATACCACTGGTTGATCGGCCCCTCGACCAGGGTTGGCGACCCGAGCATAAGGATACGCTTCTTGCGCCGGTAGGCAGTGGTCCGCTTCATGGCCAGCGAGATCGGGCTGCCCTCCTCGCCGACCTCGGCCGGGTACCGGTCGACCTCGTCCAGCACCAGGTACCTGATCGACCTGGCCGCCAGGGAGGCTGGCGACTCGGCGCCGGCGATTGACAGGCTCCCGCCACGGAACGTCTTCTGGAGGGTCGTGTTGCTGCCGCCGGCCTGGCGCTTCCTGGTCACGCATGCCTCCAGGGAGGGCACGTACCGGATCAGCACGTCCAGCCGGTTCTTGGCGAAGTCCTTGGCCATGGGGTCGACGGTCGGCTCGACGATAAGGATGGGGCACGGGTCGTGCTCGATGTGGTAGGCCGTCTGAGCCACCGCGACCGAGGTCTTCCCCCACTGCGACGACCCCATCACCACGGCATGCGTCACGCCTGGCTCGTGGAACACGTCCAGCATCCCGCGCTCGAACTCGGCCGTCGAGGTCTGCCACTTGGTCCCGGCCATCGGGCCGACGGTGACCACCAATTTGGAGTCGGCGTACTGCGAGCAGGTGAGCCGTTCGCCTGGCGCGAACCGCCCCATAGCCCGACGGCCGACGGCCTGGGCCGGCGTTAATGGCTGGACGTGCTCGGGGCCCATGCGGCCAGCTCCTTCAGCACCTGGCCGACAGCCTCGTCCAGTGCAGCCTCGACGCCATCAGCGCCGCCCTTGGCCGCAGCCCTGGCCACACGCTCCGCGGTGGAGGCCGGCAGGGCAAGCAGCCTGGTGCGAATGGCGGTCACCATCTGGTCCATCGTCGACTCGACGTCGCTGGCCTCCAGCAGCTTGCCGGCCCTGGCCTTGAGCGCCTGCTCCTTCAGCTCTGCGTCGGCCCGCTCCTTCCTGGCCCTCGCCGCGGTCAGGTCCACGGCGTCTCCGGTCCTGGCGTCGCGCTCGCGCGCCTGGAGCCACGCCTGCACGTCGGCCGGGCTGTAGAGCGAGGGCTGGCCCCGGCGGCCCTGCTCGGCGCACGGCATGCCGGCCTGCTCCCACTTCGTGATCGTCATCGGGTAGACGTTGTGCAGCTTGGCCAAGTCGCGCCTGGTGACTAGGGGTTCTCCCCCTGGTCGTACGCCTCCATCGCCATCCGCACCGCCCGCGAGCATATCTGGCATCTGCCGAAGCTCCCATCCCCTACCGGTTCACCGCAGCTTGCGCAATCACCGTCGAACCACGGCCCGCGCCCGAAGACGAACGGGCCGATTGGGCCGCCCTGCGCATCCAGGATCTGCTTGAGGAACGCCCTCACCCTGGGCAGCAGGTCGCCGCCATCCCCCACCAGCTCCATCTCAGGGCCTCCCTGGGCCCCGCCAGGGCCCACCCGTTACCCCCATAGGGGGCCTAAATATTGTTGGATTCTCGCGCGTCCGTTTCCCCGCTGACAGCGTAGAAGGCCAGGGGCCCCCGGCTGTCCAGTCACCACGGGAACCTGGGCAAACCGAACTGTCCGGTGCCAAACCACCGAGCGGTCGCCCAGAACATGAGCGTGAGCCACAGCACCAGGCCGATGATGGCCGCGTCGCGGATGTCCTTCATGCCTTGACCGTCCTTGTCATGATGCCGACGCCCTGGGCTGGCCCTGGCCTGACGCGGCAGGTCCTGACGAGCAGGCTCACCTCAGGGCCTGGCGGGATGTCGACGTCGTGCTCGGCGTCCACGGCCGTGACACTGCGGTGGCAGTTGGGGCAGGCCTTGGGGTGGATGTACTTGCGCGTCGTGTCGCCGTCTCGGGTGTGCTCGGTGACCAGCACCAGGCCGCCCGACATGACGATGGTCCTCCTGCTCATGGCTTCTCCTCCTTGGTGGTGTGGCGCCACAGCTTGGCCCTGGTGGTGGCCATGCGCCTGACCCATCCCTGCCTGGGCCCTGTCGCCGGCGGTGGCTGTGGCTGGGCGCCAGGCGTCTGGGGTGGCTGTTCAGGCTCGGCGTCCAGGCAGATGGCCTGGCCGATCTGCCACCCGTAGAAGGCGCCGAGCCCGCACCCGACCAGTAGCACGCCGACGGCCCCCCACCCCCGTGGCCTGTGGGCGAGCAGGGCGTCCGCGACGGCCCACAGCAGGGTGAAGGCGCCATTCCCGGCCAGGGCTCCGATGATGGAGGCGAAGGCAGCGCCGGCCGCCACCCGTGTGCGGGTCATGGCCATCACCCCTTCTCGCCTGCCACCACGCACAGCGCCACGGGTGGCTGTCCGCCCCATACGTAGAGTAGGACATCTGCGCCCGTTGCAAGGGCCTGGCGCTCCTCGGCCGATGGCTCCCAGCGTGACAGGCAGGCCACGCCATCCGCGGTCCGCTGCACCACCACAGCCAGGGGTTCGCACCGGTCGCCCATTTCAGGAGGGCCCAGTAGGACCTGGCTCACGCCCCCGCCGACCTCTTCTGGATTCAGGCCGACGGCCTCCATGGCAGCCGCTGCCATAGGAAGCTGGCCACCTTGTCGGAGAGGCAGCCTGGGTCCGCGGCCTGGCACCCCAGGGCGTGGTAGGCTGCGCCGCCGAGGATGGTGATCAGGGCGATGGCGCCCACCGCCATGGCCACGAACTCCACCGATCCTGAGCCTTGCTCGCTGCCGCCTATGTAGCCGTAATACCGCCACCCCTTGCGGGGGGATGACAGCTGGTCGACCCTGTGCCGGCGCCTTCCGCTGGCCCTGAGGCCAAGGATGGCCCGTTCCTCGTCCGTGCGGTCGTGGTCGTCCAGGGTCAGCGGACCTGGCCGGTTGTGCCTGGCCCCGGCATGGTCGTCGTATTCCATGCGGGATTCGGTTGGCCTTGCGGCCTCGTGAGCCGCGACCCTGTGGGTTGGAGGCCGCCACTCGTCCTCGTCGCCGGCATCCTGTTCAGGTGTGCCAGGAACTCGTCGGCCGGTGTTTCGTAGAGCCATCGCTCGTAGATCTCCTTCAGTGTGTCCATGCCCTGCTTCTCGGCTGGGCAGGACCGTTGCCTTAGCCCTGCGCCTGCACGGCCTTGCCTGCCGTGGCGGCCTTCTTCTGGTGTGCCGGGGTGGACACGGCCACCTCGCACATCAGGATGCCCAGGCAGCGCCAGAACTCGCGGTCGTTGACCGGGCTCGGTGCGCCCTCGCGCATGCCCTTGAGCCTGCCGCCCATCTCGAGAAGCCGGCCCCGTTCGCTTGCGTCCATCTTCCCCTCCCCATGCTCGGCCAGGGACATCCTGGCCTTCGCCAACTGCCGGCGCTCGCGCTCGGCCCTGAGCGAGACCAGGTCGTCCTGGCCGCACCCGCGGCACAGGCCGAACCCGCCCGCCTCCTCCTTACCGTCCAGCCTGGTGCCAGGCTTCACCCGTATGCCGGCCCAGCCGCACCCGCGGCACACCACCCGCTCAAGGTTCCTGGCGAGCGGTGGCAAGCGTCACTCCTCGCCGGCCAGGGCCCACGGGGCGCCGGCCTTCATGGTCGCGAACAGCACCGCGCCGAACGTCCACATGCAGATGCCCCACTCGGTCCAGGTCATCACCCCTCCTTCGCCGGTCTGGCCGAGAACCGACACCCCGGCAGGCATTTCGCCCTGGTCTCGGCCTCGAACCGCTTCACCGTCTCCTCTGGCTTCTCGCCAGGCCTGGCGTAGCCTGGCAGGTCCGGCCGCCCATGCTTGCGGCACTTCGGACAGGTCCAGGTGCATGGCGTTCTGGCAGTCATGGCTCCGCCTCGCCCTTCCTGGGCTCGCCGTGCAGCGCGACCCAGTCGTGCCACCGCACCACCACCAGGCTGTCGCGGTCCAGGTCCCTGGGCCGCTTCATCACGAGCACGCCGATCCGGTCGTTGTCGATGGCCTTGTTGACGATGCCCGCCAGCCACTCGACGATGAAGGAGGGGACGGCCTTCCGCAGCTTGAACTGGTAGCAGAACATCCCCGTTTGGCCGTCGGCGCCGTCGCGCTCGCCGGTCACCGGGATGCGCTCGGTCCCGACGTCGCGGCACATGCGGCGCTCGTAGGCCTTCCAGGCTTTGTCAGGCATTCGCGCCCTCCAGGCCTGGCGCCCCCTGCGCGCCGGCCGGTGCGGCCTGCGAGACCAGGCCGTAGATGGCCACCTTCTTCACGGTGGCGACCTTCCCGATGCGCCCCCGCCCCTTGCGCAGGGCGTGGTTCACCGCGGCGCCCTTGAGGCCCGTGCGCCGGCATACCTCAACCAGGGTCTGCGAGCCGTGCCGGCGGAACGACCTCTCGAGCATGGCGATCGCCTCATCCACCGGGCGCCGACGGTGGGCCTTGCCGGCCTGCTCGGCGGCAGCCGGGCCTGCGGCAGGTGCTGGCGCCGCGCCAGGCAGGAGGAGCGCGCCCTTGGCGCCGTTCCACACGACCTCGAGGTGGCTGAGGCTGTCCTCGGGATGCAGGTCGCGAATCAGGATGCCGTCCCACCCCACCGGGCCGACCTTGGTGATGAAGGAGGAGCCGCGGCTCATAGATTGGACCTCCACACCCTGCGGGGGTTCCCGTGGCACTGCTTCTGCAACGGCGCCCGGTACTGGTCCGTCGGTTCAATGATGCCCTTCCTTGCCGCCTCGAGCATCGCCGCCCCCATGGCCCGCCGGTCCACCTCGCCGATGGTGCTCATGTCGAGCTTGGTCCACACCTCGTCCACGATGAAGAAGCTGCGCTCCTTGGCCGTCTCCCTCACCGCCTTCCGCAGCACGTCCATCACCGGGACGCCCGCGGACCGCCCCACCCTGGCCACCGCCAGGTCGCGCGCCTCGCGCGCCGTCTCAGGCCGCGCCCCTGCGAAGAGCGCCAGCTGGTCAACCTTGTGTGCCATCACCGTCCACCCCCTGCTGTGCCGCCCGCCGGTGCGCCCGCAGGGCGCCCTTCAGCGGGTCCTCGTGTTCCCAGATGACCATGGTGCGGTACCCCAGGGCCCTGAGCCTGGCCCTGACCCTGCGGTCCCGCCTGATGTTCCCTTCCAGCTTCACCCTCCACCGCTCGTGCGGTGGTGTCTTGCCGTGCACCGGGCACCGGTGCCAGAAGCAGCCGTGGACGAAGACGCACAGGTCGCCCAGCACGAAATCGGGGCGCCCTGGCAGGGTGCTGCTGCCCTGCGGGTCGGCGTGGCCCAGGAGCCTCAACCCCTCGGCCACCGCCAGCTCTGGCGCCGTGCCCTTGCCCTTGATCCGGCCCATGATGCGGGACCGGACCTCTGGGCTCACCGTGTCCATCTACAGCTCATCCCCCTCGTCAAACATGGCCGCCAGGAGCAGGTCCGCCTCGCCGGCCTCGTCGAACACCGGCGCCGGGCCCTGCTCCTCGTGCGGGCCCGCGCCGGTCCAGGCTGCCGGCGCATGCGGAGGGCCCTCGCCGCCGAACGTCTCGATGCCCATGTAGACCGCCACGTCCTCGGGCTCAGGGGCCTGGCCGTGGTCGATGGCGTCGGCCATGCGCTCCACCGCCGCCGACAGTTGCGGCCACGGGGCCGCCGCCTCGGGCACCACCACATCGGCCGCCGCCATGACCTCGACCGCCATGACCTCGGCGGCCGCGGCCTGGTCGGGCTCATCCCAGAGCCCCCCCTGGGTCGGCCCGGCCGGGCCCTCTGCCTCATCCGTGCCCAGGGTGGTCCAGTCGAACCTGGCCATCTTGGCGAACTGTTCCACCCGGTCCTGCGTGAATCTCGAGACCGACGCCAGGTCGTGCGAGGTGTGCAGGCCGGAATCGATGGCGTCGGCCACCAGCGTGGCGACCGTCGCGTAGTCCGTCTCGTGCGACATTGTGTGCAGGGCGAACGCCAGGGCCTTCGCGTCCGGGTCGGCGAGGTGGCCGACGTTGGCCACCTTGACCAGGCCCTTGCCGTCTGCGGATATGGCCTTGACGGCCTCGTACAGCCGGCGGCCGTGGATGATCTCGAGAGCGCCGTCCTCGGCCGTGCGCACGACGACGGGGGCCAGTTGCCCCCACCGCCGCACCAGCTTCGCCATCTTGAGCGCCAGGATCTCGTCCGGGACCGTCTGCGACCATGGGGCCGGCCTGAGCCGGCCGGCAGGGACCATCTCGTCCATCACTGCCCCCCTGCGGCCCAGCCGCTGAACAGGTCGGCGTCCGCCACCGCCCGCTGGCACTCGAGCGCGACCTCGAGGGCGCACCGCGGGAACAGGGCGGCGATGGTGGGGAGGGCGAACTCACGCGGGAGGGTGGCGTAGACCGACTCGGCCTCGGCCAGGTCGGGGCCGTCCAGCACCCGGCGGAAGTGTTTCGTGCCGGTGCTTAGCCCGTGCTGCCGGCGGATGATCCAGCCGGCGTTGTGCAGCCACATCCGCAGCTCGTCAAGCGTCGGCTCGTAGATGTGCGCCGCGTACTGGCAGTCGTAGCCGGACCGCCCCGGCTCGGTCACCGGGCAGGAGAGGTACAGCACCGTCCTGTCGTGCGCCAGCTTGGCGCATTGCTGGATGCTGGCGGCCTGCGCCGCCGGTTGCATGTGCTCGATCGCCGAGGTGTAGACGATAAGGTCGAAGGTCCCGTCAGGCACCAGGCCGCCGGGGCCAGGGTTCATCCGCAGCTTCTGGGTGACCGGCTCCGCCATGGCGTCGACGGTGGGCTCAACGAACAGGGTGGGGAACCCGCAGCCGTTCTTCTTCTGCTCGCTCTCGCGCCGCGGATCGGCGCCGTCCTTCCACCTGGCGTTCCTTGGCTCTGCGTCGACGCCGACGTAGATGCGCGGGATGTTCCCGCGGTACCGCAGAAACGGGATCAGCAGGCCCCGCCCGCAGCACACATCCAGCACAGATCCGGCCTTGGGCAGCAGGTCGGCCGCGTACCCGTGCTGGATGTAGCAGTGCACGTCCAGCTCGGTGGCCACCCCGTCGTAGAACTGCCGGAACGGGTTGCGCATCTGATAGGTCGTGTAGGACACCTCGCGCCGGTCCATCCCCTCCTCGATCTTGAGCGCCGGCTTCAGTTCTGCCATGTCACACCCCTGCGTTCCCAGAGCCTGGTGATGTGCCTCTCGAGGGCGAGGATGGCGTGGACGTTCCTGGCGAGGCTCCTCCCCCAACGTCCTCCCCCCCCACGGTGTGTTTTGCGAGCTGCACGAGCCTTGCGAGCCGTTTACCCGCACCGACTGGGACTCGCCAGGGGCCCCCGACACGGGTGGCCGCCCACGATAGGGTTGCGACGCCGGCGCACCTCACGCCTCGTCCTCGCGAGTTCGCGCCACCGGGAGATCGCTCTCTTTGTAGACAATGAGATGGGGCTGCCGGTCCGTCGTCTTGTACCCGTTTCTGAAGACCACAATCTGATGACGTCGCCCTTCAAGTTCGATCGTTCCCTTGTAGTACTCGGCGCCATCTCTTGTCTGGCGGACCCACAGCGCCCCAACTTTATCGTCCTGACTCGGCATCACCTCACCTCGGCTCACGCAAGAATGGCGCGGACTTCCATCAG